ATAGCAGAGGCAGTATTAGCGGCTGAGAGGGGTTTCTTTTTTTCTAGGAACATATAGTATATTGCATAAAGTGCATCGTATACAATATACATTATAATTAGAAAGAATGCTATCCACAGATCAAATGGTTGATTTGTATCCATAGTTACATATTCTTATCTAACAACTTTAGGATATCTAACCAAGTTTTCTTAGTTTTGAAGTAAACTTCCATGATTGTGGCACTGCCTTTATCATTCATAAGGTAGATGTCTAAACCGTAGAGGTTTTCATCGTCTTTGTAAGCGTAATAACCTTTAAAATCTAACTGGTTAAAAGTAAACATAACATAACCGTCAACATAAACTTTAATGCGACCGTTGTGTGTTATAAACTTATATGATCTTTTTCTCATTCTTTAGCTAGGTCGCGCCACATTTTTTTATCTCGGTAGAAAACATACTCATCATTAAAGCAAGAGTATGGGTCGTATACGATATTCATTGAAATGCATCTGTCGGTTTCCCCCGTTATGGAATTAATGCACTGAAACTCGTCCTGGGATATAACATAGAATCCTAAGGTTCCAGAGGTTGATGCCTTTGAGTTAGACAAAAGAAACTCTATGGAATTTATGATTTGCATGGTTATATACTCATGCGGAGTTCCTAAAAACGTAACAGGGAGCTTTGATGCCGCTGGGTTATTTTTAACTATGAGGTTTACTACCTCCTTCATAGCAGCGTAGTCAAAGAATGCGACTGGCTTTCCTTTTTTAGAGTCCACTTGCGTCTTCTTTAAGAGAAAAAACAAAGTCATTTTTAATTTCCGACCAAGACATTTCTACGAGGTCCTTTTTGACGAGTTGCCGAAGAGTAATGTTAATCATTTCTGCATTGAGATGCTGAAGCCTGGACTCGGATATTACATATACACCATTGACAGCAGGAAATAACATTTTATAATGTTCACAAAGCTCCTCAGTGTCACAGGCCATAAGCATATCGGAGCAGTTTTTCATATTACTTATAACTTTGTAAAGGTCTTCTTCCATAAACTCAAACTCGTCTTCGTCCTTTCCAATGTCATCATCTCCGTGGAAATCATTTTTTCCATACTTAGTCATAATTCACCGTCTTTGTCTAAAATAAAATAATCCTGTTGAAATTTATTAAAATTATTATTATTCTTACAGGATTTAAGTTCGTGCTCAAGCCCGTGGATGTCTTCCAGTAGATTCCTATAGTCCAATTCTAGAGCTTTATACTTATTATTCAAGAACAAAATGCCTTCAATGTTAACTGGGATACGATCCCCGTCGATATTAATGTATTCGGTTGTGGCGTTAGTCGTATTCCAATTTTTATTCGTCATAGTAATCCTTTACGTTCCTCACGAACTTTCTCTATCTTATTATTTAGATCTAATTCAGTTTTAAATAAGTTTCTTGCAAGGTAATCTATTTTTTTTTCCATTTCAGTAAATCTACCGTACATTATTACGTCGTAGATTACAAACATACAAGCTAGTGTAAAAAGTATGTAAAAAGTTTCCATTATATTTTTCCAATTCCTAAATTACGAGTTATATTTATGGCTTTAGCCTTTATAATATCAGGATTTTTTGGATCTATGTCATTAATTAAGATTCGGACCCCAGGGCCACAATCCATAATTAATTGATCGTATATAATTCCGTTCAAGAAAAGATGATTCTCTAGGAACTTTCTGGTTGTTCCTGGGCGTCCGGTGGTCAATATAATTTTATCCCCTTGGCAATGCCACTCAAGAAGTTTTTCCTGCACTCCCTCTAATGGTTCTACGGTATGAATACCATTTAAAAAATTGTCGTGATGCTTAAATATACATCCATCAATATCAAGGAAGTAAGTCTTTTGTTCCATGCTAAATTATAGAATAAATTAAAAAAATAACTTAATAAACATAGTTTTGGCTAAATACTTATAGGAGGATTATTTTATGCTAATAAAGTTACAGTTCGGATTGCGTCCTGTCACTCATTGTTCTAGCGGATGTTGAATTAAGCACCTTCCATTCGATTGCGAAAGAGAAGGTGCAATATCCATGCTGAGGAACTTCCAAGAAACCCATCGAAAATATAAATAAAGGGGTTAGCAGCCGTGAGTCGCAACCATGAAATGCTAAAACTGGCTATATGGTAACAATGGCTATAAAGAAAGACACTAAATAGAATACCTAACCAAAAACCAACGCACAACGGGCAATGAACTAATTTACTAAGTAAAGTAAACACTGGGTTACTTCTAAGTACTGCCGAGGTCATCTTTCCTTCCTCGTCTATATGATAAGTTTTGTAAGTTAACCAAAGGCGTAACGGTAGAAGTAGCCTGCTAAAACAAATACATACTGCCCCACCATAGCAAGCGAGAATAAACACAAGTAAAGAATAAATTTCAAACATTATTTGCATCCTACTGGGAGTCTAAACATTTTGCAGAAGGCTATACGATTCTCTTCCCAAGTATTTCTCATATAGCCATTTGAATTGTGTAAAATAACAATTGGTACAGTTTTGTTAGTGAACCCTTTTTCGTAGGCTGAGAGGGTATAGTATAGATCGTAGAAGTCCCAATTTGTTGGAAATTCTTTTGGTTTTTTAAGACTAATCTGGTCAAGTGTTTCTTTTCTAGCAGCTAGAAACAAACCATCTAATACTACAACATTTCTACACGAGCCAAAATAATTAGGGGTCATTGTGTTGTAGTTATCCCCTTGGAATACAAACCCGCTGTGCAACCCCGTAGTACGTCTATTAATGTCCCACCAGATAGCATTTGATCCGAGATATGTAGTTCCTGCTGGACCTATAAATCCAACATTTTTATTTGAAAGATTTTCTTCTAGTATTTTCTTAAATAGGGTGCGATCAGACAATATCTCAATATCGTCATGGCACATTATTACTATATCTTCCATGCCTGGACTAAGGATATCTAACCCAGCCTGATAGCCCTCAAACATTGAGTTAGCATCGTATGAAACATGATACTTAATACCTGATTCTATCAAATAATTAAGTAATTTAGGTAGTGTTTTACTTGGTTTAGTAGTCCTGCTACATATTATAGCATATATCATATATTGGAATAATAGATGGATTTAAATAAAATTAAAGTAGAATTTGAAAAATGTAGGAAAGATCCGATACACTTTATTTGTAATTATATTAAAGTAGTACACCCTATTTTTGGGCTTGTAAAATTTGATCTTTATCCATTTCAACGTAAACTTATAAATGAATTTAAATCTAACAGATTTAACATTCTCCGAAAGTTTAGACAGGCTGGATGCACTACCTTAGTTGCTGCTTTCTCACTTTGGAAGTGTATGTTTACACCACATTATAAAGTGGTTATTCTATCTAAGGATGATGATGCGTCAATGGAAGTTTTATCTAGAATTAAGACTGCCTATGACGAGCTTCCAGAATGGCTTAAGCCTAAAGTTGTTAAAGACTCAGCCCATGCTATGCAATTTTCTAATGGGTCAGAGATCAAATCTAAGTCTTCATCAAAACAATCAGGACGTTCCGCTGCTGCTTCGTTGTTGATTTTAGATGAAGCGGCATTTATTGAGAACATTGATACAATCTGGACCGCTGCATTTCCAATCATTTCTACTGGCGGTTCGGTTATCGCTCTTTCTACTGTTAATGGTGTAGGTAATTGGTTTCACAAACAATACACTGGGGCTATACGGGGAGATAATTCATTCCACGCTATTGATATCAACTGGAAAGATCATCCACAGTATTTCCGTCATCAAGGTTACGAAAAGATGTACGAGAAATTGATGGAACAAGACCCACCAGTTAGTATAGATGAGTGGGAAGTTAAAACAAGAGGATCTATTAGTCACAAAGAATGGCTTCAAGAATACGAAGCTGAATTCCTTGGAACTGGGGATACATTTATAGATGGGGAAATACTTAAACAATTAAAAGAGCAAATCAATGAAGATTATTCAACACGCTATAACAACCGTCTTCGTATATGGAATGCTCCTAATCCTAATCATGATTACGTTATTGGCGTGGATACTTCTATTGGTCGAGGCTTGGACTCCTCGGTGGCGCAGATAATCAATCTTTATAATGGTGAGCAAGTAGCTGAATTTAAATCTGATCGAACACCAATTAATGAATTTGCTAGAATTCTTGTAGAAATCGCTCGTGAATACAACACAGCTTATATCATTCCAGAGCGTAACTTAATTGGGCACAACTTAATCTATCAGATTAAGGAGATTGAGCAGTATGAAAACTTGTTTATGGACGATAAGCATGAGCCGGGGATACAGGTTGCGGATGTTAATCGACGACAAATGCTTGTCAATATGGATGAGGCTATAAGGTTAAATAAAATTAAATTAAACTCAGAGCGAACAGTAGATGAACTTTTAACTTTTATTATTGATGAATCTGGTCGTTATACAGCAGATGTTAACTGCCACGATGATTTAATTATCTCTTTAGCGTTAGCGGTACATGGTTTTAATGAATTAAGAACCCACACACCTATGATTAGCCATAGACCAAATGAAGATAATAAATTTATTATGCCTATCTCCCAGTCTAAATATGTTATTAGAACTCCAGGTGGTTTAATACACGAAGAAGATCTTAAATGGCTACTAAGTTAAACGAAGGTTATACTGAATTCAGTCCCAGCCGTGGGAGTATATCAAGTTGGTTCGGATCATGGTATTATCCCATAGGCCGCACTGGTAAGTTCTTTGCTAAATTTTTAACTGGGCGTCCCAAACCAGATATTGATCAGGATGGAACTACTCCACTTAAAATAGAGCCTTCCGACCCACACCCCTTAGAGGGCGATACTATCCTAAGAAGAACTGCTGTAGGAAGTATATCACCGTTTAAATCTACTCAGTTAATCCCAGTAAATGAAGAAGAAATAGAGCGTAAGCGTAGATACCAAGAATTTGAGGATATGGATAGTTATCCTGAGGTGGCTGCTGCATTCGATATTTATGCTGATGATTCAACTCAAAAGAATCTTGATGGATCTAATTTGCAAATAGAATCTAGCGATCAATTAATTAAAGAAGAATCGGAGACATTTTTTGAGGATATTTCTCTTACAACTTTTATTTGGGATATAGTTAGAAACACAGTTAAGTATGGTGATTGTTTTATAGAGCTTGTCGTAGATGTTGACAACATTAAGCGTGGAATTCAGAAAATAAAAATTTTAGATCCAAACTATATTTATAGAATTGAAAATAATTTTGGAATTCTTACAGACTTTTTGCAAGAAATTCCAATGCAAGCTGATAACACAATTTTTGGAAAAATGGGATCAGTAACTGGTCAAAGATTGGTAGTCCCACTTGACAAGAATCAGATTGTACACTTTAGAATGTTTACATCTAACCCAACCTTTTATCCATATGGTAAATCTATTGCTTCCGCTGCTCGCTCTATTTATAAGTCACTAAAGATGATGGAAGACGCGATGTTAATTTACAGATTATCTCGCGCCCCAGAAAGAAGGATATTCTACGTTGATGTTGGAAATCTCCCAGCTTCTAAAGCTGAACATTACCTTGAGATGCAAAAAGGTAAATTTAAAAAGCAGAAGTATTTTAATCGTACAACTGGAGAAATTGATGCTAGATTTAATCCACTATCACAGGACGAGGATTTTTTCGTTGCTGTAAATGGAAAGGGGTCTGGAACAAAAATAGACACTCTCAAAGGTGCTGAAAATCTTGGAGAAGTTGATGATGTTAAGTACTTTAGAGACAAGCTTTTAGCAACTTTAAAAATTCCAAAAGATTACATTGTTGAAAAAGATCAATCACCTGAAAGAAAGGCTAATTTGAGTCAGCTTGATGTTAAGTTTGCTAGAGTGATTCTTCGTGTGCAGAAATGCATTGAAATTGGACTTGAAGCAATACTTAAACGTCATCTTCTTGTTAAAGGTTTTCCACCGCTATCGGTTTCAAAGTTAAAGATTAAACTTCCTGAACCCTCCGATATGTCTGCTAAGAGACAGTTGGATATAGATGAGCAGAAAGCTCGCTTAGTTCAAGCCGTTAAAGGTCTTAATATATTCCCAATAGAATATATCTACAAGACTTATTATCAAATGAATGATGAGGAAATAAATGAAATTAAAACTAAACTTGAGGAACAGTCTAAGGACCCGATTTTGGGAGCGATTGCTTCTAACCTCCCCCCCGGTACTCCAATGGGTTCCGTTCCTGGGATGGGCGGCATGGCTGGTGGTATGCCCCCCGGTGGTCCTCCTCCTGGCGGTATTGGGGCTGGCCCTGGACCTGGGGAGGCTGGTGGTCAGGAGTCTGCGGAAAATATTCCCCCTACTCAAGTTGAAGAAACGGACTACACTAACTTAACTAAATTAATGTTAAGTGAGGGCTTAAGCGAAGAAGCAATTAAAATTGTTAAAGATTTAGCTATTCAAAGGGAATTAATTAAAATTTAAGTATTAAAAATCCCTAGATACTTGTGATAAAAGGTTTTTATGTTAACTAACTTATTTGAGTCGCGTAATAAGACTTTCCTAAACCTAATAAAACTAGGTGATTATCTCGCTCGTTCATTGCGGGAGAATGTTGAAATATTCAACGTAGAAGATAACACTGTAACTTATTTAACTGAGTCGGGACAAGCCATCCGTGGCGAGTTCGATAAAAAGGCTCTTAAATTAAATAATATTACTGTTGAAGATGCCACTTTGTTTGAGGATAAAGAAATTTACTCAAAGTTAGTTGACAAAAAAGTTAGTGAATTTCTTGCAGATATGCTTGAGAATGATCTAACCAAAGTACAAGATAGTTTTGATTCTGTCCTAGGTCTGTGGGAGACTAGACTTCACTTTGATAGAGTAAAAGATAGACTTATCTCTAAAATAGAAAGATTTGATGAGCGCACTAAAATTGTTTCATCAGAAGAGTTTATTAGACTTATTGAGATGAAGGATGATCTTGTTAAACTCCTTAGGGAATCTTCAAACTTTATAAATATTCCAGAAATAAGAAACACAATAAAGCTTTCATCAGTAATTTCAAAGTCATTTAATACTCCAAAAATTACTTATGCTTCTCTTGCTGAGAGTAAGAACTACGAAATTCCAGCGACTGTAAATCACACGCTGTATGATCATCTCTGCAAGCACGAGCTAATCACTAAGGAGCTTGTCGAGGCTAAATCGAAGCTAGATACCGTCTGGCTGACAAATGATAAAGTTCAGAAGCTTCCAGCCTTTATCTATGAATCAGATGAAAATATAATGAAGCTTCTCTCAGAGATAATTGTCGATATTCCATATTTTGCTATGGCTACGAAGAAGCAAATCTCAAACCTTGTTGAGAATAACTTAGATCTACTTGTTGATACTAAGGCTGTGCCATCCAAAGATATCAAGGAATTTTCTGCTAAGGTATTTGAATTTAAGAAGCCAGTTAAGGATTATGTCACTCATCTATTAAATGAGAAATATGGTGTCAATGTTCAGAACCTAACTGACATTCCAACTTTTGATTCGCTTGTAAAGACTCACATTGTAATATTTGAGTCCCTTGGCAAACTTAGCCCAAAGAATTCAGTTCTTAAGAAGACTCTTTATGAATTTTCTGATTCACTTAAAAATAAGAATGGTGTAGAGGCTATTGATGTCTCAGACTTCTTAGATGGAGTTTTTAAGGATTGCGAGTATGACACTATTCTTCATGAAACAAGCCTAATGAATTATCTTAACTTCGACAAGGTTGCTGACGATCTTGGCAAGATTGGACAAGTCCTGAAGATGATTCAAGCCGGAATGGGTGGAGAGGCTGCGGGCGGCGAAGTACCCCCTGCTGCGGCTGGCATGGCTTCGGAAATACCCAAAGGGGAGGGTCAGTATGAGCCCGATGGAGGAGAAGACGCGGGCATGAAAATAATGCCTGACGAAGACGATGAGAAATCTGATGAAATGCCTGCCATGGGCGCAGAGGACGCCGCTGCTGAAGTTCAAGGAGAAGAGGCTGCCGAAGACATGGAAGGCGAAGCTGAAAAAGATAGAGGAAATCTTGATGGGTACGATGACGAAGCCGAGTTTGTTGAGAAGGATGATCTTATCGACAACATGAGAGAATTAGAAGATCTTATTTCCATGCTTAAGTCTGATATGGGAGTTGATGGCAGCGAAGGGGAAGAGAGCGATGTGAAAGATGAAGGCGACGGAAATAAAAAGGCTCCAATTGGTGATGGGGATGGAGACGAAATTCCCCCAATAGATACTAAGAATGGTGACGCTGACGTAGGCTCTAACAATGATGGGGAAGATGGTGAGGAAGACGGCAAAGAAGATGAAGAGGTTGCTGATGAGGAGCCACCAGCTAAAACAAAGAAGAAAAAAAGTAAGTAGAATTATTAATATTTTAATATGAACTTCTAAAGTCATATATCACAATAATTTTATGACTATTGGGCCAAAAGACGATCCACGACCTATTATTCTTCACGTTGACAGTGAAACTGGCATCCCATATAGACTTGCTGAATCGAATTATTTGGCTATTGATAGTTTAAATGTAACTAGCATTAATGGTTATACATACAGTCCTGGTGGGGGGGTAGATCCGACATCAATAAATGTAACTTCTTTACAAGGAACTGGAGTTTTACTTACAACTGCAAATGTTGTTACAATAGAGCAAGGTGGGACTAACGCAACCGCTACACCAAATTCAAATGGAGTAATATATTATAATGGAACAAGATATTCTTCAGATAGTAACTTAACATTTAATGGAACTACCTTAACTGCTAATATCTTAAGTCTAAACACTCCATTGTCAGTTATTAACGGTGGAACTGGGGCTACGGGTATGGCACAAGCGAGAACTAACCTGGGACTTGGAACTATAGCAATAGAAAACACTCCATTGTCAGTTGCTAACGGTGGAACTGGGGCTACGGGTACGGCACAAGCGAGAAATAACCTGGAACTTGGAACTATAGCAATAGAAAACACTCCATTGTCAGTTACTTACGGTGGAACTGGACAAACTTCATTTACAGCAAACCACTTCTTAGTTGGGAACGGAGGAGATCCTCTAAATTCTGTGGCTACTGGTACTTTTTTTACCACAGGTACTACTTTAGATAATTTATTCGATGTTAATGTTCCAAACCCATCGAACAACCATGTATTATATTGGAATAGTTCAAATTCACAATGGAAATCTGCAAGAATTGGTTATGGTACAGGTCAAGTTCAGTTAGACCATATAGATTTAGGTGACCTAGATAACGTACAAAGATCTACAACTGTTTCAGGTGATCCTTATTTCTCATTTATGGAAGACGGCAGCCCTCTTACTTGGAATGGTACTTCAGGAGTTTGGCAAGGAGATACACTATCAAACTGGGTCCCAGGCCATGTTGCCCCAAATCTTTCAAATAACTTTGTATCAGCCGGTGGTGGAACTTATGCAAACTCTAATTACAGAGTCTCATCTTTAAGTGCTACAACTATATCTGCAACTACTTATGTAAATCTTGATGCAACTCTTCAAGCAATAGCAAATCAATCAACAGGATCTAACGTATTAATTTATTTTAGTGGAGTGGATTTAACTGCTTCGACCTCGTTCACGACCGCTGGAAGAAAGTTTTGTGCTGTACCAAGCACTTTAGCAACAGGAGATCTATTTTATTACAATGGAACTAATATTGTTAATTTAGGTCAACCATCGAATCCTGCTGTATTATTGAATGATCCTATTAATGAAACCGGACTCCCGTATTGGTTAGAAGTCCCCACTGGCACACCAGATACATCTTATGTATTGCAAGTTGACGTTGATTCAGGTAATCTTCCATCACAAATTTATTGGGGAGTAAAGTAATTTAATCTTTAATCATATCTCCACGCTTCATAGATGATAAAAGTCTAGAAACTATATTGTCTCTAATGCCTTCTAACTCTTTAATAGCATTGTTTAAAGTATTAAATGTATCTAATCCAATTTGCTTTTCCTTTAAAGACATTATATCAGTGCAAACAGTATCCATGCTGTTCTTTTGAGTTTGTGTAAACTTGTAAAGTGAATCTAAAACAATATTTGCTGGTTTCATAATTTTATCCAATTAATCTCATGGCCCTCTTTTCTGTAATGCTTGATTCGCTGCTTGGAGTGATCGTTCATGTATGGTATTTCATCCATAAAGTCGTACACCATGACGGATGATTTACCGTCCATTTTACGCATACCACGGCCAAGCCCCTGAATTGTAGGAATCTTATCTTTTAGTCCTCTGGCATTGATGAGGTGAGAGATCTCCTCGATATTAATCCCCGTCTGCAATACTTTGGTTCCTATTAAAAAAGCTGCCTTTTTAGACTTTATAAATCCTTTGATAGCCTTTTTACGTTCTGATATAGAGTTGATTCCCTCAAGAGTGTAGGAGTTCGGGATGGCGAGTCTAAGAATCTCAAGGTGCGCTAAGTTCTTTACTAGGATACAAACTTTGGCTGTATGGTTACTGTCTGATATCTTTGATGCAAGATCAATAATAAGACGATTACGTTTGTCTGAGTTTACAATGAACTTTTCGTACAGATTTATGTAAGAATCTTTCATGTCCTGCTCAGACAGATCGTCTTTATATTCTATAATTTGGATAACCGGCTTGGCTAATTTTTTCTCACTAATCAAGTCCTGAGTAGTCTTAGTTGTAATAATACTACCGAATGCACCGCGCAAAGTTAACTGACCAATGGTATCATCTGGAATAGTAGCGGTAAATCCGAAACGGTAGCTAGCATTTGGAAAACTCTGTATTGCAGCAATGGAAATTTCGCCACGACAAAATTTATGAACTTCGTCAACAATCAACACCTCCGATTCATTTAAATGGCTGTCAAATATCTTTTCAATACTTTGAACGGTTGACAGCATTATTCTGCCGTTCTTGTGATCACCGCCGAGATTAATCCCAATATCCTTGAAACCACATTTCTTTGTCAAATAATCAAACGTCTGTATAAGAATGCTTCGCTCGTCAAACAGGATAACTACTTTCTTATCCTGAAAAGCTGTAAGCATAGAGGCTAGAATTAGTGTCTTCCCAGACCCAGTTGGGGACAGGATTAAAGCCCTCTCAGACTTTATTGCATCTTTAACTGCTTTTTCTTGATAGTCAAATAGATTAAATTCTTTTATACTTGTTGCAAATTTTTTACTGTCATTGGAAGGATATTCTCTCTCTATTTCAGGTTTGCAGTTAATCTTGGCAAGATCTTCTAGGATAGCCGGAAGTAGTCCCGTTTTGAACCTTCCAGCAGGAGTGATAAACCTCTTATTGCCGTCCCACCCCCTACGGCGATACGCTGGAGTGAACTGATGCCCAGGCACAGGGAAAGCCCATTTATCAGATAATATTTTTATTATTTGTGGGTTATCAGTCTCTATTAAGGAGTCTATAATACCTACCCTAATTTTCATACCTACTATAATAGTAGATATAGGAATTATATGTCAAACTTAGATAAATTTCAACCTGATAGAGATGCCAGAATAGACAGTCTGTTTAGCGACGCTCCAGTAGAGACAGATGTTATAATTAAACTACCAACAGAAGGTAGATTTTACCCTAGCAAGAGAGCCGAGATAGTAATCAGCCCAATAAAGTTTGAAGACGAAAAACAATTATCAACTAGCGTAAGGAGTGGCATAAACCCGGTAAATTTACTGCTATCAAAATGCGTTAAAGGATTCGATACAAATTCCTTACTTTTAATAGATAAAATATTAATTTTATTAAAAATAAGAGAAATTTCCTATGGCGAGAATTACCCAGCCCATGTAGTTTGCCCTAAGTGTTCTGCTGAAGCTGATATCAACATTGATTTAAATAAGCTGGTAGTAAATTACCTACCACAAGACATACTTGACCCTAGAGAAATAACTTTACCTAAACTTAAAAAAACTGCTAAGGTAAGGTTCCCACGGGTATCTGATGAGCAATTTTTAAACAATCAAGAGCAGATCTATAATAATATTTGGAGATTTGTTGTTGAGCTAGACGGAACCTCAGATCCAGTTTTTATTAGCCGAGCCATCCCAAGGATGCATATTCGTGATATTAAATTTATTTTAAATAATATCTTGCGGACTGACCTTGGCCTCGACCCTAAGTTTATTTTGCACTGTTCTGAGTGTGGGGGGGAGTCGTTAATGACTGTCCCAATCAACGAAAATTTTTTTTCAGTGACTTAACATCCAAAATAAACATAGAGGACTTGCTCCTAGAAGCCTACATACTGGTAAGTAAGTGCAGTTTTACTTATCAAGATGTTAAGTCTATGACAAAGCTCGAAAGAGCGGTGTTTTTAAAATTATACACAAAAGATCTGGAAGCTCAGAAAAATGCTTTTGAACAACATATACATTAGTGAAAGAAATAATCGACCATCTGTGCTAGAAAAGGTCGGATTACAGGCTTTCTTTTTATTAGATGGACAATACGCTGACCCATATCAAATCAGCGCAGTCACTATCTTTGCCAGATCGGACAACTTATATCCAAATTCACTTCTTGGATCATCTACACAGTTAATAGATACTCCAAATGTCAGTGGTCAGATTCTTATGAATTTCTGCAACTCCTCCGCTGATACTAGCAATGTATGTTTCAATGTTTCAAACTATACTGGGGGGCAATCAGCCAGCGGTATATTTAAAACTGGTGTTGGAAAATACATTGTTATTCTTGATGGAACTATAAATCTTTCAGGTGTTATAAATCTTGATGGGCTTAGTGAACAGATAGCAAATGATGCCCAGTCAACAAAAGATTATAATGACATCTGGACCATAAATATGGCAGAAGGATCTGAGCTTCAGATTGTAATCAATGAATTTAAGCTCAGAAAGGGGGGATTTACAGTTCTAACTGAACCTCTGATGCTAAAAGCCAAGACTAGGCTAATAAACAGCAAAGTAACGCTAGGATCAAAAGTAGATCTAAAACTAGCTACTAATATTGTTGTTGAAAATATTGGAATAGACGAGTCAATAAAGAATCTACTTAGAGATAATGTAATTACAAATGGATCAATAGAGATTGTAAAAGTGAACGAAGCCGCCAATCTCCCAGCTAAGGTTACTGTGTCTAGTTTCGCAGACACATCTGCTCACACTTTTATGAGCGCAGATAATGTGATGATTTTCCAATGGAATACAGAGACATTATCAACACATTCTCAAGTCACTGCCGGGAACTTCGATTCCACTCGTGGAGTTTATGCCATTAGAGCTAAATACTCCTTATTTAACGAAGTGTTGATTACAGATCCAATGTATTTAACTCTGACATAATATCCCACTCGTTCATCTCAAACAATCTAGCATTCTTAAGAGAAGATAGTATAGAAGTTGGATCCACTACCCAAGCTTCATTCCAATCCTTGTACTTATTAGGGGGAAAGCAGTAATAGATTGATTGCATCCTCATATGTCTTCGTAAAATCTCAAAGTTACGAAGACCAACTGATCCGGCTTTATCGTTATCGTAAGCAACTACAATTTTCCCTTGATAGTATTTTAATTGCTCCAATTGAGATTTGGAAACATGGCATGAAATAGTGGTTGTTGCGTTGAATCCTGCTAATTGTAATGATATTGCGTCTATGGCACCCTCACAAATATACAACGGGTCATTGCTGTCGTATTTGAATGGGAAAAGTATAGAGGAAGATTTAATTCCTTTAAAATTAAGATACTTAGGTTCCTGCCCAAAAAGTGACCTAGCCTGGAAGTAGTAGACATTCCTTCCGTTATCATAAGGTATTATCAGACGGTTACGATACGGACCCTCTGCTGTATAATAAAAGTCTCCGTATTGAGAAATACGCCTATCAATTATAAATAATGATGCTGCACTATTAACCTCGTTGAATGAGGATATATCTACCCTACTGTATGCTTGCGAGAAGTCCTCTGGAAGCCTCTCTACGGAATCATCAGGGAGGACTGGCTCCGTTGGCTCAGAGAAGAATTCCTCGACCAGAAAACGCTTATAGGCATCTTTATAGGTGATATTCTCCAGTCTTGCATAAAGATGCAGAAAGTTACCACGTTCGCCAGATTTAAAACACTGCCATAGTCCGCTATCTAGATTTATGGACATATGCCGCTTAGGATCGTGATCCAAAAATAGCGATGGTATCGTAAGTTCTCGTTCCCCACTTATTAATTTATATTTTCCCTGAAACTTTTTAAGTAAATAGTCTCTAATGTAAGTTGAGGATATCATGTTTATAGACCGACTAAGCAGTTCAAAAAGTGACGTAATAGATCAATGTTTGCTCAAGTACGACTATAGATATATAAGGAAGTTTCCTGGCTACCCATCAAAGAATGAGGATGCTTTGGACTTCGGAACTTATATACATAGAATTTTCGAGCTTGGGCATACTGAGAATCATATCTCTGAGCTAGAAAAAATAGCAGAAAACATAAAAAAAGATTACAAAGTGCCTCTTGTCTATAAAGACAGGATTGCTCAATGTCTTCGTAACTTTTTAAGGTTTAACGGTGGGCTAGGGGAAACGATGGCAGTGGAGCATGAGTTCTCCGTAGATCTAGCGGAGGGAATTAAATATAACGGATTCATTGATAGAATCGTAAAGGGCCAACAAGGCGGAATTTTAATTATAGACTATAAAACTTCCAAGAAGGAAAAGACACGGATGGACCTTTCCAGGGATAAACAGCTAATGGGGTATGCTTTTGCTGTCTCCGAGGAATTCAAAGTTCCAATAAGTGATATTTGGTGCGCTCACTACTATCCACTAACAGATAATTTAATATCTGTTAAGTTCCCGCAATCATCTATCAATATGTGGAGGGAGAAAGAAATAAATAAGGTATGGAAGATTCGTAAGAAGAAGAAGGATGAATTCCCAGCTATGCAAAATCAGTTCTGTGAATGGTGTGAGTATAAGCCATTGTGCCCTGCTTTTAACGACAACTGTACAATCGAATCCAGAATTGAAGAGCAAGTTAAACTTAAGAATCAGAAAGAAACTGAAGATCTTCCCAAAATTAATGGTTGATAGATTTTAACGTCTATAGCTTCAAGAAAATTGCATACTTGCTCTGTGGAGTATCCACATCTTTTAGACAAGTATTTGATCAACGAATCAATTTTTATTGGTTTTCTGTCTTTTAATGACTTTATAATCTTATCTTGAAACTCTTTTATAAATTTTATACTAAATCTATATCTCCACTTATTTATAAATTCATCACTCAAAGTAAAGTTAATTAAGTCAATAAAGTCTACAATATCAATATCTAAATTGCTCATATAATACATATTAGAGTATCCTATTTTAATTTTTTTGAGGATATTTTTAAATATTTCAAAGATGTTACAATGATTAAGATCCCATTATTAAATAAGAAGACCTCAGAAATAGAGAAATATATTGATGAGAGTGAAGAGGATCTTGATGATCAAGTGGTTAAGTATCACTATAAGTCTTTTACGAACTCTGTAAAAATTTTAAAACCTGGGGAGATTATGCAGTTAAGTTATCTTGAAAGTGGAGCTAAGACTGTTCTAATTGCAGCTACTGAGAGGGGGCCACTAGGTAATTTTATGTCTACCAGAAACAATGATTTACTCTGTTGTTTTGAGCTAAACGAAGAATCTTTCTTATTTAAAATAGTTTTAAAGTTATTTCACAAGAAACAGAATAGGTGTGAATATAAGTTAATGCCAAGCTTTTTAAAGTATGTATTTGGGCTAAGTGCATTTAAAACTTTAGATATTTCTAAGATAAGTTCGGTATATCTGCTTATTAAAAGGCAATAATAAATATATAAGGTAGATAAAAATGGCAAAACCCAAAAAACCTACAAAAAAAGACCCAGTTATACGGGAAATGAAGTTGCTGGCAAATTCTGTTCAGAAGTTGAACAAGATTTTACATGATCAGAAAGGCCCCGCCAAGATTTTTCAAAATAACTTTAATAACTTTGCTAAGAACAGCCAAAGTTTTTTCAAAGACTGGCGGAAAATTATTCAGAAACCCTCTGCACCTAGCCCAATAACACCCGTAATACCCCCCGCTAACCCCCCAAACCCCGTAATACCCCCCGCTAAACCCCCAAACTCAGACGATGATAATTCTGATGTTCCTGGCAGAAATAAACCAGGGTTGGTAGAAAGTTTATTTGTTCGTCAATTGAAACAAATGTCACAACTTGTTTTGAAGGTTGATGACCTTCAAGCCAGGGCAATGGGGACAAATACAACCCTTCAGAAAATGGACATTCCAAATCTTGGGATTAGAATGTCTAAGCTTGCTGGTGAGATATTAGATTTAAGAGAAGTTGGCTTTAAGAATTTAGATGTAAATACACTGCGGTTAATCAGCACAATGAAGCTGACGAACCAAGGAACTCAAACTCTTCAATCGTTCTTAGCTAACACTTCTCTGAGCCTTAGATTAAATTCAACTCAAGTTCAGGATATGTCTAGAAGACTTTCTGACACTGCTGTTGCATACGGAATGAGCCAAGAGACAATGCTTAAAGCAGTAAACTCGCTAGCCGAATCAGTACAAACAGCCTCACTCCTTGGAAAGGGGGCACAAACAACCGAAGCTCTTGGTGAAGTGGCTGCGATGATTGGAGACAGAGCTACTAAAGAGCTAGGTGTCGTTGCAGAGTTCTTAACTGGTGTTGGTAATGAATCGCAAGCAATGATTGCTGGTATATTTGATATCCAAAATAAATTTTTAGATGCATCAAAAGAGGAGCAGACCAAGTTAACTCTTCAAGCAGTTAAAACATTTAATAATACATTTAGGTCTATGACCGCTGGGTATGGGACTGGAGCTAGTGGAAGAAGAGCCGCAGCCTCTATTGCAGAACTGTTTGGAGGAATGCAGAATGTCAGAGCTTTCCAATCTGTGGAAGCTGCATTACAAGATGCTTCCGAAGCAACTACAGAAAATACTCAAAATCTTGCCACACTTAAAACATTTCAAGAGCGTTATGCTAATTCAATGGAGAGATCTGCAAAAGCTCTCCAAGAAATAGTTCAAAAATTTCCATCGAAAGCTGTTGGAGTGGCTGGAGCAGCGACGGGCGGACTAACAGCTCTAGGTGCGGGATTTGGTACTAAATTTTTAATATCTCAAATAGCTAAAAAATTAGCCACAGGAGCAGCGACAGGCGCAATTGCAGGATCAGTTGCCCCTGGACTAGGGACTGCAATAGGTGCTATAGTTGGAGTAGGCACAGCTTTATGGACTATATCTGATGTTATGGATGCGGTAAAAGATGCATCTAATGACACAGCAAATCAATCTAGAATAACTAACGACTTGTTAGATCCTAATAAAGAAACTCCTCAAGTTAGAAGAACTAATACTTTGTTGGATTCTTTAAATGCAATGGTGATGTCATTAAATCCTCAAACTGATACAACGTCTAAAGAATCCTTGGCTGTTCAGAAAGAAATGGTATTACAACTTCAATCTGTCAATAACAATATAGCAACTCGTTCTTTGACACAGCCAGTCTCGTTTGGTATTCCGAGGTAACCTATGTTATACGGAGAAAAAGAAGCTTTATTTTCCCCAAGACTACTTCCTGAGAGATCTTATCTCTATTACAAGTATCCTCAAATATCTAATGAGAGATCAATTGAATTTTATTTTCCAATACTTGAAAACATTGAAATCTCTGAGTCTCAGAGACCTAATTTAGGAGTTTATGATCTTCTTGGAAGAGCGGGAAACTTATTCTCATACCATGGATCAAAATCTAGAGAGTTTTCATTAAAGTTTTTTATAACTCTTCCAAATATTATTGATCATATTAATAATGTAGGACTTAACTCTCAATTCTCAGATTCATTTAGATATTTCTATAGTGAGAGAGATGCTGAAAAAAGAAAGTTTTCTGTTCAAGCAGACAGGGATCAGAGTGAAGCAGCGGGTTGGTTGGCGTCTCCTGTGGGAGTTGATATTGGAAATTCATACGGAGTAAATTATTATCAACAAAGCTTATCTCAATACGATAGTTTTTTGCCACCTAAAAGTGCATCGGATTCTTTGCTTGAGAAATTATCACAGTTTACAAATGCATTAAAAATACCTGTTTTTGAGAATCCAGCTCAAATTTTAAATTTATTTAAAAAAGAGAGACCGAAAGTTTTAAAAAATGCAATAAGCTATTTTATGCTTTTAATAAATGTTGTACGGACTGCTACTGTTAACAACTCTTCAAATACAAGTTTAAGTCCTCCGACTATTTACATAAATCACGGGACCATGTATAACAACATTCCATGCGTTTGCACCAACTATAATTTAAGAATAGTTTCTGAAAATGGTTATGAATTAAAAAATATGAATCCAAGAAGAGTGGAAGTTACTATGAATTTATCAGAAAATAGAACTGGTAATTTTGGAGAATTCATACCTTGGACAACTGTAAAAAATGACTTAGCCACAGCAGAAAATTTAACTGGTTGGGAAAGCATCATAAATCACAGAACTATGGATCCTTGGAATTCTACTTTTGGTGAGTATGAGAGAGATCTTGTAAATGTGGCGGCTTGGGAAAAACAAGAAGAAGAAGAAAGGAGGAGAATTGAGGAGAGTGTACAGGACGCTCGTAATCGTGCTCGTTCACTTCAAACTATTTTTAATACTGGAGAAGAGGGACTTGGTACTTTAGTTAATCCTTACGCTATTGATAGAGATAACGAATATAACACACAGAATCAAGGAACAACAAGACCACCTGAGGAACAAATTGAACGAAATACTTTTATTGATATGAATTCTCTTGGAACCCCTCCAATGGGGGATAGTCTTGCTGTAAATATTCCACTTCCGGGGGATATACCAAATCCATCTAGGGGAATTAACCCGCTAGATCCTAATGCTTTAACTAGGGGTCTCCCAATTAGCCCACCCCCAGAGAGAGCGGTACAAAATCAAGCATCCCCATACACAAGTGATCAACCTTTAAGATTAGAGGGATTTACAAATTCACCACCATTGATAATAGAAAGTGGTCCACCTAGGGGGGACACGTTAGATCCTAATTACTTTAATAGAAATTTACCTATTGAACCTCAACCAGAGAGGAGATTAAGAAATCAATGACATACATTAATCATTACAGGCTCGGTGGTGGGGTAGTAAGTCACAAAGGAAAAAACATTTTTATTGCAGATGGAAATGCCTTAGCTGATTATTTAAACTCTCTTCAAAGTTTTAAAGTAGAAGTAGTACGCATACCCGCTGGGTACGCCCACAGACCTGATTTAATATCAAATTTGTTTTATGGGACTGTTACTAAGGATTGGATGATCGTAATGTTCAATAACATTAAAGATCCATTCCAAGAATTAAATGTAGGGGATAAGCTATTATTACCTATCATATAATTATATGTCTAAGATTCTTACTCCTAATGTATTCATAACAAATAATGCTCAAGTAGCTAAAGAATTTTTCTTAAGAAATAAATACATTAACGTAGAGGATCTTCCTTCTGCACCTGATGCAATAGTTATATCTGGGAAGAACAATAAATATCTTCAATCATTAGAGTACTCCGTAAACTTTGATAACGAAAATAACCCTAGCTTAACATTAGAATTCTTAGATACAGATGGCAACTTTGAGCAGAATATGTTCATGCATCTTACAAACAGTGTTAAGTCCTCGTTGCAGTCTGCATTTCGTGGCGACGGAGCTAAAAACACGACTCCAGTAAAGAAACAAGATAAGCTAGGAGGATCTTTAACTATATCAGATGACTCTACGAGAGTTGGAATAAGAGAATTTGATATGAATAGTCTGCTTCAATACGCTAATGTTTACAATAGAATTTTTGTAGCTTTTGGAACGGACAGTTTGCTTTCTAATTGGAGTGATATATTAGTTTTCTATCTTAACAAAACTAACATAGATGTTTCTAATGGTTTAAGAAAATATACATTTAAGTATTATGCTTCTAATGAATCTATATTTAGACCAAAATTAAAGTTTAATTTTGAAGATCCTAACTTCAAAAGAGAATTCTTATTTCTAGATGCTGTTGATAAACTAATAGTAACTATTAGAAAAAATAATAATGTTGATACTTTAGAAAATATTTTATATAGATTAGTTAAAAAATATTTGTCAATAATTACAAAAACTCCAGAAGAGAATATTATAGGTATATTACCTGCTTTAGGAGAATCACAGTCTGTAGAAGATATATTATATCCAGGAGATTTTATAGTTAAACCATCAATAATAAATTATCAAAACATAAAGTTTTATATTGAGAAATTAGGGATAAAAGAAGTTAATGAAACACAGGAATTTAATGTAATATCTCAAGGATTAAAAAAGCCAACAGGGGTATCTATTACCCCCACTATTGTGGATGCCCAGCAGGAAAACGATAACGGAACATCAGCTATTGACAGTTATATGCTAGTTTGTAATAAGGAAGACTCTAGTATTAACCCCTCATTTCCAGATTTCTACGAAGCGTTAAATAAAATAAATGTTGGTATAAAATCTATCTTAAAAACAGTTGATGATTTTGTAATTTTTCAAGAAAACAATACAAAGCTCTTAGACTTCTGGCGGAAGAGGGGGCTAATAGGAGATGCAATAGATCCAAGTGGGTTTGGTAAATGTATTGTATTTGGGCCTCAGCAAATGATAAGTGAGTATCTGTATAGAAATTACATTCCAAACTCATCTGAAAATGCTGTTACATTTGATCAATACTTAGACATATTACAAAATACATTTGAGCCAACATTAAAAATTTATGATTCTGAAGACCCCCTCTATTCAAAAGACAATAATTTAAATACTAATGTTGCAAAAATACTTACAAATCCAACTTATGGAATTGATTTAATAAGTTTAATATCTAAAAGAAAAACAAGTTCTAATTTTTATGAACAAGCAAACTTAGATGAGCTTGCAATAGATGGGGGAGTAGGAGCTAATTTTTCAGAGTTATTTAAAACTAAAGGCGGATTGTTTGAGTTATTTGAAATACCTGTCTTTTTAAACAATTTTAAAAATTCCAACATCTTGAATATACAGTTTACAAATAGTGAAATATATTTAAATGGGCTTAGATTGGCTATCAACAGTAACTTTTCAAAAGCATACTTAAGCTTAGTTGCTAACAATGCCAATAAAGTAAATATACAAGGATTAAACTTAAGTTCGGTATTTGATGCTTATAAAAATTTATTGTCTGGTGTATTAAGTCAAACTTTTGAAATAGGTGGCAGAAAAGTAGGATTTAAAGAAGCGTTAAAAACAATATTAGTTCAACAGTTTTATTTAGCTAAAGACTCAGAAATTGATTTTATGAATGAAGGGGAATTTAAACTACCTTTGTTTAGACAATTAAAAAATGTAAAACCTAGATCTCCATCTTATTTAGATTTAGCATTAGTAACTATAACCGGCGGCAGCAGGTCGGCGGCTCGCCTTAAATTCTTGCAAGAAATAGAAAATGAAGTTAAAAAAAGAAATGGTATAGGATTAATTTCTCAGGATATTGTTATTAAAGTATTAGATGCTTTAGAAAATTTAGGAGGTCTTGGATTTGATAAATTAATTTATAAATCACAAGGTAATATTAATATAGACGCTTTGCTACTTTCAATTGCTGCAAGTAAATTACAAGATAATAAAACAGTAGGAGTATTTAAAGAACGGGTCTCAACAGTAGGAGTATTTAAAGAACGGGTCTCCTCATTTCTTGGTGAATTTATAGATACTGGTGGATTTGAAATTTCAAAACAAGAAGCTTATTTTAATTTAGCTAATACATTATTTACTATTTTTGATATTAAAACTTTGGACGATAATGATTTACTTTTAAGGCCGGATGGAGTAGTGTTTAGCCCTAAAGAATTTGGCCTGTCTCAAGAGAACATAGCTGCTGAACTTTGGAAACAATTAAATTCTCAACAAATAAAACTTAGTATTAAAACACTGCCTTTCTTTCATTTATCAAATATAAGATTAGTAAATTTTAAGCCAGCTTTTGTTTTCTCTAAGCAAGTCACTCCTATGAATGTTAACTCTAGAAATAATTCTACAAATTTAGACTTCTTTAGTGGGATCTATAATATAGCTGCTCTTAAGCACGTTATATCAACGAAGGAATGCTACTCTCAGTTCCTATTGCTAAAGACTGTTGGAAATTCTTATGGAATGTAATTATGGAAATACTTAAAGCAATAGTCGAACCTTACAGGTCTTTTGACCCAGAAAATATAATCAATGCTGTGCTGTTGCCTGGGCCGGTAAATATAAAAGTTAAGTATACTTCCCCTAACCATCAAAGATATTTTTATGGACTATTTGCTCCCCCTACTGTGGGATCAGAAATTCTTGTATACTCAGATAATTCAGAATATTATTATTTAACAACAATAGTCGGGCATGGGGAGATGCTTGGTAAGATATCAAAGGACATAGAAGGAAATGCCGCCCCTTTATATTCGGACAGGAAAATGTTTGATCCTTTCGGAAACCCTACGGCAATGTTCTTTAAGAATCACAAGGATGCTGGTCTAAAGATTCAAAACTATTACGCTCAAGGTGAGCCGATAGTAAATCAAGTTGAACTAAAGAGTAGTAAGAATCAGCAAATAATTTTAAGTGATAGCCCACAAGCAAACGGAGTAATAATTAAGAACAGCCCAGGGGATTATATATGTCTTGGGGGCCCTGTCCAAATACCTTATACCCCTAATCCAACTAAGGGGTATATCCCAAGAGGTATGGAAATAAATACCTTTGGCACCCAGCAATGTATAGTTGGACATGGTAGTTATAAAATACAAGTTACAGAAGGGAGAGACATAACTTTAACAAATACTTCTGAGGGATTGTACAAATTAAAAAATTTATCAGAGTCTTCAACTGGGGGGGACCCTGGTTTAATGTGGGGTAATATTAATTTAATATCGAAGTGGAGAGATATTAATATCTTTACGGATAATCCCTCGCCTAATGCAGCCAATAGCAATATTTTTATATCTACACAGAAAGGGATTGTTCAGATTAATTCAGGTGGCGACATTAAGCTATTTTCAAAGTTTAAAGTAACTGTGCAGGCGGAATCGGGAATAGATCTACTTTCTACTGGAGGGGATATTAACATTGAGGCTACTGGAGGAAATGTTAATATTAAGGGAGGGATCAATACTAATGTAGAGGGAACAACACAATTAAATGCTTATGGCTTTGTTGCCACTAATTTAGGAGCACTTACCCCACTAACACTAAATAGTGTTACACAAACTGCTCTTCCTTCCTTGTCAGAAGTCGCTCCCAGAAAAAATGCTTACGGAAGATAATAAAAAATGGTATCTTTTGATTTTAATTTATTTAACAGTCTTCTAGGATCAGGGGGTGATCCAACAGCAGCCCTTGGAGCTTCCTTTGGACTACCTAGTTGTATATTAAACCTTGCCGCAAATGCTTTGGGGTTACTCCCGACACCACTATTAACTTCACTTTTAGAAGGTATAGAGAAAGGGGTTACGTTAGCTGATGATGCCTTAAAAACTATAGCTAACGAGATAAGGGATGCCTTAGGAGCTATTAAAATTTTAGATGAGAATGGAGAATTTTCATTTTTATCTAAAATATTGGGTGCTTCTAAGGATAATGATGTGGTTGCCGCTATCGGTGGATTAATAGGTATTACTCAGGCAATAACTCAGACTGCTGGCAATCTATATGCTAATTATCAAAATGTCGCGGGTGCAATAAACAGTATAAAAAATTGTTTAGAGTCATTTAAACAATCAAGAAGACTTCAAGAAAGGGGACTTGGAGCCGAAACCCCGATGGACCCGTCAGCATTTGCGGATTTTGTTGAGAGTAATTTTGCTTCGCAAAAATTACAGGCAGAGGCTGCCTTATCTTTTATACAAGACGCAACCGCCAAAGCAGATGAAATTAGATCTATCCTTCTGGATAGAGAAAAAGGTATTTCTAAGGAGCCAATATTTCGCCCAGAACTATACCCTTTATTTGTAAATACTCCATATGCTGCTAAAAATTGCCCACCGCTAGCTAGCGGAACGGGAGAGGGGGAGAGAGAAATATTTAGACTGATTTATGGACCGCCAAAAAGCTCCATAGGACAATTTATTTTATCTAAAGACGGTCTCTACTTTGATTCTCAAACAAGCGGTATAGAGCCTGTTTTAACTTATTTATCCACAAAACGTAATCTACTACACAAAGAAGATCTTTGGAGGTTTATACAAGATCCTAATCTAGGTGGCCGTGGGAAACAATTCTCTACAAAAGATCTTGCTTCTTATTTTAACACTATTCTTGACCCTGATATAATAAATGAAAAAGAATACCTTAGAGCATACTACGACAAAGATGGCTTTTTACAAGAGTTAATTGGGAATAAGAACAAAAGAATTTACGATCTGTCTTCTCAAATACAAGAACTAGAGACAAGCTCTGCCCCCACCTCGATAATTTTAAACTTTAAGCAATCTTTAATTTCAGAGAATACAACATTAAACAAAAAAATTAATAAGAGAAAGAAGCAGATAGAATTAGCGGTAGCCCTGCCTCAACTATATCAAACACAAACAATATATAACCCAGGAGAAGTTCCAATCAACGACTTCTCATACTTATCTGGTATAAATTTAGCGGTAGATATTCAAAAACAAAAGTATTTGTCCTTTAGCCAAGCTGATGTATCTGGGGTTGTGTTCCCAATAATATTACAGACAAATTATATTATCCCAAAGATTGGTAATACGAAGAATTCTTCCCTGGAGCATCTTATTATTCCAGAAAACGGAGATGGAGCAATTATATACGATGGTAGTAGCGTCTCGGCTGTTGATGCAGTAATTCTGCAAACAGAGAACAGCTTAACTACGGATGGCTTGTTTGCTATGTACAATTTCTTGGACACAGATGTAGAGGATCCATCATCAACATTCTTTAATGTAAGAAATTCAGCATCTGAATCAAATGAACTTTACGCTCAATTAGTAGCGGAAGGGACAGATTCAGTATTCTCTAGAGGATTAGGAATACCATATCTTAGAGGAATAACAAAACATTCAAGTAGTAGTCCAACATCTTTGTCTGGGCTTGGTAGTTTTGTAAAACTTAGTGAGTCACAAAAATTTAACGACTTACTATATAATTTTGATGGGGCATCAATAGATTTCTGGACATATGTACCGGATATATTTACAAGTAGCGGTATTGACGGAGTGTCTTCACTTTACCGATTAGTTCTAGCTAACGAAAACGTAGGATTTGTAGGAAGTGAGGGATCTAGTAACACGGAATACATTTCAAATAATTTTGGCAGTGAGGTTGTTCGTGGATTTATAATGGGATTCACCCGCGATAGAAGAATTGTGAGTGACCAGGGAGCTTCCAATAACTCTAGCGATAATCCAGTCGCTAATACAGCATTCTTCATTGCACCTACACAATCAGTAACTGCTTCGTCAGCGGGATTAATTAATAGATCTTTCTACGAAGTGGAAGACTGTGTGGATAAAACAAAATACCATACAATGAAGCACCCACTATCAACCGATATGAAAAATGTCTCAGGTCAGTTCTGTCATATAGGGGTAACATTTAATCCAAAGTTAGATGAGATATCATTCTACTTTGACGGTTCTAGAGTAACGACATCAAGTCTTTCAAATGTGTTTGGCATTCAAAAATTTACAATGCCAAACTTGCCAACATTTAAATTATCTAACAGCTTTGAGTATTCGCAAACTTCTGTAAATTCAGACGCCCCAGAGAGTCTTAAATATGGTCCAAAATTAGACTCCTTCTTCACCCCTTGGGTGGTAGGTGGTGGATATACTGATGGACTATACGATAAAGGGAACTTTATGGGGGGAATTTACGGGGGTATAATAAGCGGTTTAAGAGGTTACTTAGGCAGTATAAAGTTTTATTCTAAAGCATTAGATGGATCTCAAATACTAAATAATTACAATACTCATAGAGCATTCTTTAAAAACATTGATGTTTCTAAGTTATAATTATGGCATTAAACCAAACAATAGAAATTTATGGATCTACCGTTCCTAAGCCACCCGTTCTTTTAGAAAAAAGGAATGTGAACAAAGCTTATGGATTTTCATTCCCTTTAGGAGGCATTGATTCTAGAAAATTTTTAACTAGGTGTTCTGATGTTAAGCTTGCAAAAGGACATTTAAAACAACTTCTATCCACTTCCCGTGGAGAACGAGTAATGCTCCCCTCATATGGAACCAACCTAAGAAGATTTCTTATGGAGCCAATGGATCAAGCAACTTTTAGTCAAATAAAAAGAGAAATTTTAGAGTCGTTTTCTAGGTATGCTAGGGGAATATCTGTAAATAAAATTCAAATATTCCCAGGTCAAACTTCAAGTAATCAAAGTGGACAAGTCTTAATTGTAAAGATTTATTGCACTTTGAATGTTGTGGATAGTATTGCTTTTGACATAACCCTAAATATACAATAATGAAATTTCGTGGCACAGCAAATTCTGACTTCATGAAACTCTTAACATCAGATGATGTTGATAAGAGAAACTATATAAATTTTGCTTCTACTGACTTCGTAACTCTTAGAGATTCTTTGCTTCGTTATATTCAAGCGGTCTACCCGCTTGATTACAATTACTTCTCAGAATCAGACTTTGGAATGATGCTCATAGAACTTATAGCCTACATGGGCCATGTTTTGTCCTACAAAGCTGATTATTTAGCTAATGAGAATTTTTTAAAAACTGCTAGATCTAGGTCAAGTATTAAAAATTTATTGCAACTTATTGGTATTAGGATGAGGGGTCCGATATCTGCCGCTTCGGACTCCAAACTGACACTCCCTTTTACATGGACAAATTCCCCTAACAGTTACATAACAATAGCTGCAAAGGATAGATCAGTTACTATAACTTCCCCAGAAGATGGATTACCACTAACGTACACCCTGTATAAGATCGCAGCAGACGGGGACATAGATACAGCCACTCCTACCGCTGATATTGTAGTGTACAACTCAGAAAAGGAAGGGAGTGTTACAACATTCTCCAGTCTAGTTTTATTAGAGGGATCTTTAGTTATCGAACGTGGAACATTCTCAGATACAGAATCGTTAAAAAATGTTTCTCTTGCACAATCTCCTATTGTTGAAGGGAGCTTACAAGTTATAATAAATGGAGAATCCGCTACCAGCGGTGAGTATGTTCAAGTTGATAATATATTTTATGCATCAGGACCATCCCAACGAGTATTCCAATTATTGTCTAATGATAATTATGGGGGTACTGTAGTTTTTGGAGACAGTAATATAGGTAAAACCCCCGCTATTGGGGATAGCTACACTATACTTTACAGAACTGGGGGCGGTACAAGAGGAAATATTGGAAAGGGAGTACTTAATGCCCCAGTTTCTTTAACTTTTACTAACGGAGAATCAACTACTACACACCAAGCAACTATACAAAATACTTCAATAGGAACTGGTGGGTCCGATGCGGAAACAGCAGAAAATGCCAAGCGGTACGGACCTTTAATGTTTAGAACTCAAAATCGCTTAGTAACATTGAACGATTACAAAGCATTCGTTAACAGCTACATTAGCTCCTATGGGTCAATAGGCAAAGCCACTGCGGTCACAAGAAGAGCTTACTCTTCTGCTAATATAATTGATCTATATGTTCTTGAAAAAGCTAATAATTTACAGCTAAGAAAAGCTACACCAGAATATAAGCGTCAAATCCTTTTAGCAATAGATGATAAAAAGATGCTTACTGATGAGGTGGTGGTTGTAGATGGTTTAATAAGAACTTTAGACCTTCAAATAACTCTTAGATTGGATAAGAAGTATCAGTTCAATGAGACCTCTATTAGACAAAAAGTTAGAAATACTATCGAAGCATTTTTCAATATGGACAACAATGACTTTGGAAAAGTATTTAATCCTCAGGACTTGATGTATTCAATATTCCAAGTCGAAGAGGTTAGATTCGCTACCATAGACAATGTTTCAGAAACTATTCAAGTAAACTTTAATGAGATAGTTCAATTAAATAATTATACATTAAATATTGTTTATGTCTAGTCCAATTAAGTTCATAGATAATCGTCAGTACCACAAGTCAAATTACAGCGACGCAATGAAGTATGTCATTCCGTCAATGTATTATGAAGAAGACTATGCATTAAAAAATAATGAAATTGACATCATAGATCAATTAATAAATTCTCATTTAAATGTAATTGGAAATATAAATAGCATACTTTTTATTAGTGGAGTTACTGGGACAGTTTATAGTGGAATGAATACTCCTGAGGGCATAGCTCAATTCTTTGTAAAACAAAATAATCTTACTGATATAGACATTAACGATTTTGAAAGAAAAATACTATTACCATTAAACAAGTCATTAAGAGATTTTAATTCTAGTGACGAATTCAGAGATTATTTAAAGAATACTCTACTACCTGGAATAAGAACAAATAATCCAACATTGATATTTGTAGAGGGCGCAACAAAAGAACAAACACATAATTATTTAATAACGAATTTATCTTGGCTCTATTTTTTAAATAGAGGTGAATCTTTAGAGTACAATCCATCGTCTTATGTATTGGATATCTTAACAAACAATACTTACACAGCAAAAACATTAAAAACCAATGATGGTATTAGGGGACTGACTGAATATATTTGGCGTAACTACACCACTCAGTCGTGGAGTTCTATTAATGTTATTCCTAAAGATTTTTTACCTATAGCTAGTAATACAAGTTCACAGTTTACAAGTGGAACGCAGCAGCTTACTAAACTTAATACTTTAGTTGATGTTCTATACTCTCCACTTTATATTGATGATGGAGATGTTAGAGTAAAAAATGCTATTGACGATTATTTGCAAAACTCGTTTTTAATAACTAAAAAATATCTACAAGGGCCATTTATAAAATTAATAAAGGCAATGTCGTTTGCCTTTGCAGATTACTCTAATCAAGTTGATCGACTTGAAGCATTGTATGACATAAATGAATGTCCAGATGAATACTTGCCATTACTAGCAAACTTAATAGGGTGGAAGTTATTTGGCTCCGAACCTGATCGGTGGAGACTCCAAATAGCGAATGCTGTTGATATTTACAGAGCGGTGGGAACTAAGAAGTGTGTAAGTCTTATTGCAGATTCTATTTTCGGACAAGATATACTAAGTGCTAGCTCTTTAATTACAGAAATGTGGGAATCTTATATCCCATTCTTAATTCACTATTCTTTAGCAACAGAGTCTACATTCCTTCAAAATTTTTCTACTTGGACTCAGACTAAAGCTCAAAGTCTAGGAGTCACTAACTACAGCTTAAGTAGTTTTGATGAAAATATAAGAATGTGCGTTGACAACATATTAACAGACCTTGCCACTGCATTTCCAGACAACTTTCTATTTGGTGGAAGAAGATTTAGGGTAGACGATCCAGATTTTATTTTTAAATATAGAAATAAAATAAATAAAATTCCGCCTTTTGAAGAAATTCCATACTATAGAACTGTAAAAATTACTAAAGAGCTAGTTTCTTTTATAGAAGATAAATTAATTTGTTTTGGAGTCCCAATTACATTTGCTGAAAAAGTTAAAAATTACATATTAAAATACACTTTGGGAACTAATGAAGACTATTCTCTTAAAAATAGTTTTTTAATGTTTACTCCAAGTGCAGAGTATGCCCCCAACTGGGATTCAATTATTAGAGATTTGTCGGATACGAAAACTGAGTATTTATCTTTGTGGAATGGAAAATCATCTCACTTTCAAATTGTTATAGATACTTCAAGCTTTGATTTTGGAAAATCATCATTAGAGGCAGATTCGCCTGAAATACTTACTATAACATCACAAACAATTAAAGACTTTTCTCCAGCAAAGGCAGTACCAGAGATTATTGCGAGATCGTCTGCGGAGGACTTTGAAGGCTACCTGGAGGCTATTCGCCCATACATCCGAGTCGCTAAACAGGATTACGCTGCAATAACTTATGCCAGCGGGGCATCAATAGCTGGGTTTGGAACATCCGCTATTGCTATGAAGACTTATAAGAGAGGACTCACACCAACATCCACCGCAACCTTCTCTAGGTCCAATGTAGACAGTTTATCAGATAGCCTTATTAGATTTGATGCTTTAGTTTCATCTACCTTACCAAGAAGATCACACCGTAGAAGAGATTTAAAGTTTATACTCCCTAAGGGAGGTTTCTATGATCGTACTGGGTTTAATATGCCAGTATCTTATGATTATAACTTTTCAACTACAAAAACTCCATTAGGGCTAGTTCCAAGCTCAATGACTTTTGTTTCAATCCCTGACTACAATAATATACCAGAAATATATTCAAAGTGTAATACTCTTGATTCTAGTAATTCTTACTATGGATATAATGTAAGTAATACCGTCCCTGCTCGTGGATGGTCAGAAGTTGGGCCTACAAAGAATTTAGTTATTATGGCAGGCCAAAGTAATATGAACGGCGCAGGAACAAGGCAGAGAGATTCTGTGGGTGGAATTAATTATTGGGATATCGAAGCGTCTGCTTTCGTAGATACTGTAATTCCTTTTGGTAACACTCAAATTTTAAATCCACTATATGATAACTCTTTTACTGGTGTCCCATTTAGTTACGGATCAGATTTCTGGGGTCCTGAGGTAAAATTCTGTGAACTACTCCAAAAGAGTGAGTTAGCCAAGAATACTTATATTGTAAAATTTGCTTCTGATAATTCTCTTGTAGTGAATAGTAGTGCTGTTAACAGTTGGTGCCCTAGTAATACTTTTACCAATGCTCTCTACAAGAGATTTAATAATGTTGTAGACGCTGCTGTAAACTCATTAGGTGGGTCATCTAATATTAGAAATGTTGCTTTGATTTGGGCTCAAGGAGAATCCGAGGCAGGAACAGGGCAAGAAAATGATGTAAGTGCCATAGCATTTTCTGCTGCCACAGCTTATTTCTTAGATACAGTAAAAGCAAAATTTCCATCTCCAATTAATTTTAAGATATTAAGATCCAAGATTGCGGATGAAATGGGACAAGGATCAGAGCCAGATAGATTTTACTTTCCTAATGGATACTGGGAACCATCCCCAGGACTTCTTGAGTTTGGAGGGGGAACTAAGACTGCTTTAGCGACCACGTTTGCTACATTTGGGATAGCTGGAGGTGAAAACTTCTTGTCGGGTTCATTTGGAACATGGTCATGGTCATCTACATCTGTCGTACGCCAAGGGCAAGAAAATTTAAATACAGATCAATATGGGCAGTTGTTAAATTTTGATGATATAAATGGATTTGTAGAAGAACCATTATTTGAATCTAATTCCTCCCCAATATCACCACCAGGGGTATTACTTTTCTCAAATATACTTAATATTCCATCGTACAGTATAAGTGGAAATTTCTCCGCAGAAAATTATACATTATCAAATATTCACTTTAATGATGAGTCTTTAGATGAGATTGGAGAAAGATATTTCTACGCTTGGCTTGGGACTTTGGCTAGAACTGACAGCTTCTTAGACCGAGGGCAACTAGATAAGTTTGTAGCCACATTACACTACATTCAAGAGCAGGCTAAAGTAGTTCAAGCCTCAGCTTATTATGCAGGAAGGCGTAGGGAATATGCTAAGACTTCTATGTGGAAAGACAATCTCCAAAGTTACGCTAATAGTGCAACAATTTATAGCGGGGCTTTTCCAAACTCATTTGATAATTATATAAACTTTAAGTTTGGTAGAGATTTCCACAAACTATATGAAAATTATACCCACAACTTTAATAGACACAGAGTTGGTGGTGGGCTAGTAAATCTGAATGGACCAACCATTTTTGGGCATACATTTGGATCTTTGTTGTACAATTCTGATCTGCTAGTAAAAGGTAATTTTGCAAATCAGTATGCTCAGTACATTACATCTAGCCTTGATAATATTTATGAATTTTATGCAACTAGCCCATTGTTTTCTGTGTCTGGAAATTCTTCTGGAACTTTTGTTGCATCAACGATAGAAGATGCAACAATATACCGAGAAGACAATTCAACAATCCAAAGAGAATTTAGAAATTCTGGTATTATAAGCCATATGGAATTCTGCCACCCGTCTGGGTGCAGCCGGGATAACAGCTTTGCAGTCCTAGATGTAGTGGGCTCTGAGAAATTTGGACATAGGTATAATCCATTAATTCATGATAATGTTCTTATAAAACAAAAATCAATAAATTCATTCAGTAGAATGATTTTTGATATAGGGAAGTACACTCACTACTCAAATGACGGATTTGATGTTCCTACAAACTTCTTGACTCCTGATCACGAATTCAAACTTAACCTCAAGGCTTTAATATCAACTTTAAATGGAGAGGTATTCGGCGGGGGAGCTATTAACTTCTGGATACATACGAAACCAGAAAGAAATAAGATATGGACCTTTATGAAGAATGGAGAGTGGAAACAGCATGATGCTAGTTTAGTAACAAACTCGACTCTCGTACCTACCTACTGCCATCAGCTTTCTATGCCAGAACTTATTAGAGACTTAAATAGTAGTTCTATAAGATGTAACAACTTTATATTAATTGCAAATAAAAATAAAGAAAACGATACTATTGCATCTTTAGACAAATCAGATTTCAATCAATTAGAATTAACTTTTAATACAAAAAATAAATATATTAATGTCCCAATTGATTATTTTGAAAATGTATCAAATTATGTCCACAGACTTAATCAAAGATATGTCATTGAAATATTCAGCGATGCTAAAGATAAAAACAAATTTACATTATATTATGATTTAAATTTAATGGATTTAACTTTACATAACTTGTCTAAGATATTTGTAACTGGTACGCCAAATGGCTCTACGATGGGAGAAATTTATTGTAAAGAATATAGAGTAGATATAAATAGGAATCATTTACAATCTATAATAAGATATTTTAACGAAATTGCAGGAGCTTATACAAGTGAGTTTGGATATGCAAGTAGGTCTGCTCCATATACAAGTGGAGTTTATGAAACGAGTGGTGGTAGTAGAATAAACTATGTGGAATCTCCATTCTGGAATACTTATTCTGTGACAGGAACAACCGGCGGTATAACTAATTTAACTTACAATAATTAAAATGCTAGTAGATGGAGCAGGAAAACTAATTGTCGATGTGCTTACCGCAGAGAGAAGCTTGGCTTCAATATCCTCTGCGTCAGCTATTCTTGATGCATCTAATTATACCATTCAAGCTGTTTCTTTTGGGAAAGACGCCGATGGCTTTAAATTTCATGCTCATAAGATTTTAAACCCATCAGCACAATCAGTTATCCCGTCTAACACTGCAATAAAGGTTGTGTCTTATCAACCACTAACAGCATCAAGCTACCACACATCGGCTACGGAAATCTCATTAGAACATATTTATAGAATTCTACCAGAATCACCCTCTCCGTTAAATACAAGGCTAGAGTCTAAATCTACTTTACCTAATTATTCGTCTGGGGTTGTTGATATAGGACATTGTTTAAATTCTGCGGTTTCTATAAATTTAAGCTCTCACGCTCACTTGATAGGTTGTTTTGCTCCGTCAGGTCACGGATTTAAGTACTGGGCAGTGTCCTCAGAACTAAGCCCATCTACCAGCGTAATTTATTCGGGAACTTTGTATAGCAACTTTAATGAATATAAGTTAATGGACTCTTCTGGATTCTTAACTTTTGCTAGTGGAGATGCAACTTATCACGCAACTTTAACTAACGATAATACTAAGGGGGCAGTTAGATTAATTGAGGCCGGAACTTTCCCAAATAAAGTTACCTATAAAATATACATAGCTCAAGGGGATGCCGGATCTTTAAGTTTATTTGGTGGGCTTTACCACATAGGGCTTTGGTACTTAGATTTAAAAACATTATTAAGTGAAGGTAAAACCCCTCCTTATTCATTTAACTATCTAAATAATATAAGAAAATATAAACTTTTTGCTAAAAAGACTTTTAACAAAAATTTATTAACTGTTAATGATTTTGGAGTATCTTCAGGGTTTAATTTTACACATGACTACCCATATCAGGGTCCTGCGCTTACTTTAAATTGGGAACTGTATTTTGTATGATAAAGAACATAATTGATGAACTTGAGATAAAAGGTCATTTAAAAATATCAAAGCTATTTTCAAATGGCTCTGAAGAAGTTGTTTTTGATGATCATAACGTAATTGTTTCAGGCATGGGGATGTCACTGGCACATCTATTCTCATTGTCTGGATCTGACTCTGTATTAGATTATCAAATAGATAGATTTCAAGTCGGGGTATCTGGTGGTGCGGATAACGAGGTATATCAAACAAATAGTTTGTCATCTCCACTATCTAGTCTATCTGAATATATTGGAACAGAGGGGGCTGGGGACATACTTACAGAATCTGCTTATCAATTAATTAATAATTCTATTGTATCCACATACAAATGGTATGGTTTGATTCCACAACATCAAATTACTAGAATTGATGATAATACAGTTAGATTTACTATATTTATAGATCAAGAGTCTTGTAATAATTTAAGTAGAGGATCCTCTATAGCCTACCTAAATGAGATCGGTTTGTTCATAAAAAATATAAAAAAATCAAGTCCTACGGCTCCGATTTTAGTAGCCTACAGATCATTTGATAATGTTAGAAAAACTGACGATTTTGCACTTGTTTTTAGATGGAGTTTAACTTTCTAAAATGTTTATTAAAGAAGATATTTATACAACCAGTAGCACTGTAAAGCTTTTTCACTGCTGGACCGACAAGGTTACAAAGTTTGATTCAAGTGCATTCTACAATTGGGAACAGGATAATATGCCTGTTTACGATCTTGAGGAGAGAACTTTCTATTTGTGGGAGAAGATTGGGTATCCAACATCAAGCATCCCTGGAGTAGTTCTCGCGGTCTCAGCCGATGCCCCAGACAGTGCCATAAGCTGCAACAAGAATATCTTCAGAAGTCTCAGTGCCGCAATCGACGCTCTTCCAGAGACTATTAATTTTCCAATCATTATTGAAGTTGGAAACTTCGGTGCTTTAGGTGATCTAGTTTTAAATAACTTCAGATTTGGACCTAGGGGTTCATTAGAAATAATTAACAGAACTTTTTCAAAATCACTTGCAGTGGTGTCTGCGTCCTATAATTATGGAAGTGTTCATGATGAATTAGGAATGAATTATGCTAGTTCAGTTCTAAATAATAAATATTCATATTACTCAGCTATAGGTGTTGAAACAGGTACATTTCAAGACTATAATGTCGGAGCACAGAAAAGTCTGCTAGCTGCTTCGTGTTTAAGTATTTCTACAACAATATGTAGTGCGACTAATGATACCCGACTAACTTCAAATTTTAATGCATTTATTTCTCAGCCGTTAATTTCAAATGGGTATAATTCAAAATACACTAGACCAACTTTAAGTATAGCAAGCAAAAATATTGCATTTGCAGCAGCCAGCCCAGCTTTACCAGATAGATTTCAATTTACCCCATATGATTTAAATGCGGAAATAGCAGATGGTATATTTACTTATGATTCCAGCACAATAGATTTAATAAACGGTAACTCTCATCACCTATACTTAAATGATCATACAAGTAACAATACTCATGGGGTTAACAGCTTAGTATTCGGAAATAGGCTAGATAAAATTATTGTTAATAACTGTGAAGGTCCAATATACATTAGAAACTTCTTTGTAGATGGTAGTGGCTACAATAGATCTACAAATTATTATGGAGTTGAAGTTGCTAATTCTAATAATATTAATTTAGAAAATATTGTATCTGTAAGGCATAGGAAGGCCGGATTCTTATTTAATGACTCAAATGTAAATTTGTTAAGAGGTTGTGTAGCTAATAGAATATACGATTTTGATTCAACTGGTAATAGACTAACTGGATTATGGAGTTCAAAAATATTTTATGATTCATACGACTCAACTTTAGGCTATACAAATTATGATAAGGCTGCCGGAATTTTATCAAACAATAGTACAATTACTATAAATTCTACGAGAGAATTCCTAAGCCCTCTTTACAAAAATTATATTATCGAGGCAGCCGAAGATTATTTCACAGATATTGATCCTTATGTAAATGTTAATTGTATTTTTGATTTTAGCAAAAATTCAAATGGTATTGTTTTAAATAATTCAATACTCCAAGGTGGCGATACATTTATGGCTAGTTCTTCTAATCATTACAGACACACCATAAATATTAATATTCAGGGTAACGTGGGGTGCGGAATTAAGCTTACCAACTCTAAGTTATCTTTCGACGGTAGACTAAGTGTATTTGAAAACCTTAATGGAATCAAACTAGACTCATCTGTATTTGAAATAGATAAGCTTTCTATGATGTATAATCAAAAAACTGCCATAGAAGCAAATAATTCTAATATTATTTATGGAAAGAATTTATCCCCCTATGGAAATTATGCTCCTGAAAATAACGGACCACTATACTTTAGCGGTAATGGTCAGCACATAGTTCTTTCTAATTCAAAAATGAATCCTGTGATTACTTCTAATATGGATTCTATCTATGATCAAATAGAATTTTGTCAAACTATAGGAGCAAAACTTATCCACAATAATAATATGGCACCAATTCCAGCTATTGAACTAACTAATAATTCAAATGTTGTGTTAATTGGACCTCTCCTTAAGAGAAATGCGGACCATGTTGGGGATGCCCCTATAGCAAAAGGGTCTGAATTATCAGTAACTAATAATTCTTTTGCAAAGTTAATTGGAACAAGGCTTGCCGCAACTCGCATAATAGGCCCCTCAGAAAGAATTAACCAAAAGAATATCGCTGGTTGCTACGCTGGTGATAACTCAAAAATAGAATTTAATGGTCCCACTGTTATAGCTAAATATGGAATTGATTTATTAGCTGAGAATAATTCAACTATTAATATAAATCCATATAGCTTAAATGGTATAGATATTTTGGATATATCCTCAATTGATTTGAGTAACAACTTAAATCATACTTCTGTCGAGCTTCACGCTACAAGGTCTTGCGTAGTCTTAGACAATAATTCAGTTTTTAATGCCAAAGATTTAGGATCATTTAAAACATCATGGGATACAACCGGGAATTTTTACAGTAATAGAGTGGGTAGTGGGATAGACTATAGTCAAAACATGGAGTACCTTGAGGCATATGTAAGTGCTGGATCATTACAATTCTATCCAAATCCAATAGGTTCCTATGCTGTAGGATTTCCAGGGGCGGATAATCCATATATTTCAAATGCTAAGGCTTTCGATTTGGCCGAAAACTCTAAAAATCTTTATTACTTAAAAGACTATAACACTCCTATAAACGATTTTAGTTCAGTAACGAACGGGGGATATTGTGTAAGAGCTTTGAACAATAGCTTGGTTAACATTAACAATGTTAACTTCCCTGCTGGGTGGTGGAATTCCTCGGCACCTTATTATGATAATTCCATTCCTGCTGCTAATGGTGGACTTTGTTTCAAAACATTTATTTGGAATATAGCAGATACGTCTCAATTAAAATCTTCCTACACCTCTGTACAGGGTCTTTATCCAAGAGCAGCAGGCTATGTTGGGCCTTCGGGGGTATGGAGATCTAGTACGGGCGGCATAGCGTCAGGTCTTCCTTCGGGAACCCAAGACACAAGCTCCGTCTCAATCCTTGATTACTTTGGAGCAGCCCCAGCGTCTGCAAATCCTTTTGGAACTTCTTCTGCCTTAAATTATGGTGTGTTCAGGTTGTATTTCTCTGTTAATCCTGTTGCTAACGCTTTTACAGACTTAAGCTCAACAACGAATGATATAATACCACAAATCTATTCTCAGGGGTATCAACCATCTTCTTCATTAATCTGTAGCGCAGATAATTTGAGTTCTATTTATAAAATAGCTTTGCAAAGGAACTCATCTAATAATATAGTCCCATCTGGGTACTATTATGGGTCTAGTATAATGGACAACGGAGGATTTATCAGAGTATTCTTAGATGAGTCTTCTTCAGATTTGTTTGCTAATGCTAAACATTGTTCTACAGGAAAATCTGGAAATGCAAAGTTGGTTTCAATCTACTACCCATACGACGATGTTGAATTCGGAAGTTCTTACAATACTAAGGGATTAAGATCACCAAACTTTTTTGATTTACAAAGGGACAACTAATGGTAATATTCGCTCAAAGTTCTTACAGATTCACTGATCCAATCAGATACTTCAAAGCCAACGATCCAATTTACTATGAAGTTGATAATATACCTCTTAAACAACTCCAACAAAACGATCTTTGGCTCAAGGATCAATTAGAAAAGATGAATCCTAGCCAACATGGAGTAGGTAGAGATAAACTTACAGAACTTCAACCTTACATTGACGGATCAGATAACGTAGTCTATGTAAGGCCAGGGAGATACACCGCAAGAATAAATGACGTATTTAATCTTCAACCAATGCAATTACTTAATGTAATTCCAACCTATGAAGATATTGTCACTGAAAAGACAAATAATCACGCTTATATTCAACAAATAATTGATAAGGTTAAAGGGGTTGTAGCAGAAGACTCTCTGGCACTAAACGGTTTAGTTGAAAGAATTTTTACCAAAGCCTCAGCATGGCATCATACAGTATCACCATTGATGTTGTCCGGTGGGGCTGGGTACAATGAAGCTAGACTTGAAGCATTAGACTTTGGTGGGAAATGGCCCTATCCAATGTACAAAGGAAGGCTGTACATCCGAAATGGAGTGTTCAGTCCACTCTATGATGCATCAACTGTAAGAGGTTTAAAGTTTGATTTCTTACCTGGGCAATCAGCTTCTGGTAATGAGTTAGGGTACGCTAGTCTTCCTGTACTAGAGAGCGGGTTTATTAAAAAATGGAGAGGGGTCGCTAGAACTTCTATAGTAGATATTCCTGAAGAGCTTTCCATAGAAATACCGCCGTTTAATCCTCAGGATCATTTCTATTTTGACTCAAGCGGACAAAAAACACTTATTCAAGAAGCTAATCAAAGAATAGATTTACTGTTTGTATATTCAAAACCAATAGATACTTCTGCTGCAACTATTGCAAAATTTGTAAACGGTGGAAATACTCCTACAAAAATTTACACCCCCCAGCTAGGTATTGTAAAGGGAGCGGGGCTTGGTCTAAATAAAAGGTCTTCAAGGGATCTATCCCTAAGTCATCTAGATTACGGACACACAATTCCGCTGCAAGATGAGGATGGAAATAATTTGATGTTAGCATCTCATGCTGACACATTAAATCAAAATCTTGGATTTAGCGGCGTAAAAGGATCTTTTCCATCTCCCGATGATTTATTAAATTTTGCTCCAACTTTGGCGGATAATGTAGAAAATAATCACATGGCTTTGCTAGGTCAGTCAATACTTCCCCTAGCCTACGTTGTTGTAAGAGCCGGAGCATCACAAAATGAAAATAATATCCCTATTCTTACTTCTAATGATTTAATTGACATAAGACCTTTCTTTAGAACAACAGAGCTTGCATACAATGAAAGGGCTGGTATAGCCGCTGCTCATCCACAAATATCATTAGCTAACCCAGTTGCAACTCAAGCTTATGTTGATCTTCCGATTAAAGATATTAATGATAGACTTACCGAAGTTGCCGCTACTATACCACCATTCCCTGTCGAATATCCTAAAATCATTAAGACTGGTTATATACTTGGAGGACTTTTTTACGGCGTTGAAGGGGCTCTGATGGATGTGGAAAGAAGAATCCTCGGTGGCAACATCATTGGCGCGGGCTTGGCAGGTAGTGCTCACGGGGCCCAACTTGTTAACATAGTTAGGCAGAAATATAATTACCCTAATGAGATAAATTTGGATCCAGGGTGGGACGTAGCGAATTGGATCCCCTTATCTCATGTTCATCAGACTGTTCTTAACCCTAACCAAGGCACTATTAACTATACCCCTCGTACACATATGGATTGGATAAATATAATTAATTTTGACGTTTTTTCCAATTGGGGTGGCACTCCAATAACAAAGGCTAGTTGGTTTGATAATTTGTTTAAGATTTGGTTAGATGATTATATAGTACCCGGTTCTCAAAACGGTCAGTCTCTCCATTCTATGGTACAGGCTCACCAGGGACACTTTGAAAATACTTACGAAGCTCCGTTCGGCTCTACTGTTAATCATGCCGACTATCCGTGGGTCCACGGCGGGCACGGCAACTACGCAGGAGAAGGAAATTATCACAATGATTTTACGTTTTGTTTCGTAAAGAAAAGACTCGTAATAGATCCTTTTCAGGCTCCTTGGGCAAGTGATTTTCATTTAAGAGCATCTTATCATAATTGCACTTGTAAGAATGGACCGTCAGATATAATTGTAACTAAAGAAAAAAGAAATAACTTGATTGAATTTACAATTTTTTGTGTATGGGCGATAAAATTAAAAGAACTTCATGGAGGGCCAAATGGCCCGCTGTACACATACCCCGGCGGGTTGACCGAACCCGCCGGCAACGTGGCCTTAGCTAATCGTATAGGAGGCAGACCGTTCAGTGATAATAGAGCTACATTCCCATTGGGGCATTTAGGTGTGAATAGGAATACAGTAAATCCTCTTTCTGAAAGATGGGCGAAGAACTACAATGGATTCCTAGTTATGACTAGGGAGATATCTGAGGATATTCGTACCGCAGGACACAAGCCAGCCGGATCGACAACGATCCCTGGCGGTGGAGCCGGAGTTTTTGTGGGGGATACCTCTCTAGGTCCTGACCCATTTGGAAACACCAACTATGGAATAGCTCTATATCCATCAGTAAAGTTTGAAATTATTGGAATCCAACCCGGCTATAATTGCCCTACTATTTTTCACAACAATAATACTATATCATTAATTACTGGGTACTAGCCCTATAAATAAATGACTTCCATTGGATATCCTAGATCTTTACCTTGTGGAAATCTCTTACCGGGGTTTGAAGCAAGAAATTCCATAACTGATACGGTAAATACAAACTACATTCCAAATGGGAACATAGTAACCCCCGTTCTAACTCTGCCGGTATGTGTCACTGGTACTCTCCTACCTGATGCCGAAGAAGGGGGGCCGATATTAATTCCACCTACACCACCCCCACCACCACCACCACCCCCACCACAACTTCCCCCAAGACCGAGAAGGCCAAGAGTCACTAGAAGAAGAACTCCACCACAATTTGTTCCGGCAGAGGCAAGAAGAAGAGGCGTGGGCCGAGGACCTCAAATATCAGGCAATGCATTTGTTACACGAGCAGAGTATAGATATAATCTTAATTCAGGAAGAGGTCAAAGATTTGGTATTCAAGTACAGCCAAACCCATCTCAATTTTTATTTCCAAGTAACAACCCTCAGCTAGTAAACGCATCCTTAGAGTATAATTTAACGACAAATTTAAATGAAGGAAGCGAGAGTTTTCCAATAAATACAACAGGGGGGAATTTAACCACAAGACTTTCTAATTTATTGCAAGAAGATTGTCTTAATAGTGGTAGCCCCCAAACTCCAAACTTTCCAGCAACCTACTTCAATCCTGCCACGGCGGCTGGATCGACACCGCTATACAATCAAATTTACAATTTTTTTAAAATTCCAGTTACTCCAGTAACAAAATTAGTTGAAAATCAACATAGAGTAGACATTTTCTCTACCGAAGTAGCGGAGGAAGTTAAATATTTTTTAGATATGCAAAACTCTACCGCTGCGTGGAATGAAAGACATATATCTAATCTTAGTATTGAGAAAATTTCTATCAGTCTAAACCCTTTTTTGTATGAAAGCTTAAATAATATTCACGGAGAGGGTGGATTAAAAATTGATTTTTCTGTTTTTTTAAACACAATAAAATCTCATTTGTTGCAAGGAACATTAAATGAATTTGATTCATCATTTTTTATTAACGTAGCCAATAAACAAGAAAATGACAACTTCTATTCATTAGGGAGAACGCAGGAATCTCAAGCTACGATGAGCACTTCTTTAGCGATATTTGAAGAAACTTCTATAAACCCAGATTATGAAAAAGTAGAGTTACATGAAAACGAAAGAAATGATTTTAGAAGAATGAGATTTCTTCCAGAAGATTTAAAATGTAAGATAGATGTTCTTCAAATAGATGGAACTTCAGAACCTCTATTAGTTACAAATAATGGCATCCCAACCCAGCAATTACCAGCATTAATAGATATTCCATCCGCAAGTTCTATAGAGACTCAGTTTGGTGATGGGGCAGGATATTATTTTTCTTCGCTATTAATAAATGGAGAGGAGTATCCTCTCCCAACATATAACGAGCTATCCAACTCTTATTATTTAAATACAAGAGATAGGGAATTAATTCTTGGATTACTAGGTGCAGATTCTTCTCTTAGGCTAACGTCAACTTCGCCTTTAAATAATCACGAATTTACTTCGACTTATAACTCTTCTGCTGATGTAGAGTTGATGTACTTTATTCTTGATATGTCTTCTGTTGGGGATATTATAGGAACAAAAATAATGGTTACTACAACTTCAGCAAATTATATAAGAGTAACAACCGAAGAGGCTATAAAACATTCAATAAATAATTGTTTTAACTTATCAAAGATAAATGTTGATTACAGGGATCCGTTTATTCACTATGCGAGAGACTCTAGCTCTGTATATTGTGAGATAGAGGACTTTAGTGTAAAAGCTTTAAATAGAGAAACAACTTTAAATTCCAATAAATTAATATTAAGAAGTTTGCCACAAGGTCTCATTCTTTTACCTGGGTGTGGATCAAAGCACAATCCATTCAATGGTAAGTCTAAATTTGAAGACTACTCAAATTCTGCTGTCATAAGAACTTTAAGTTTAAAGCCTACCATAGATCAAACAGATTTACTTATTAAATCTCCACTGCTGTCTACTCATAAAGTTGTTTTACAGTTTGGAACTGATAGTGTTGGTCTTTATGAAAAATATTTAAATAAAGATTTAGAAGGGTTATTTTATTCATTTGATGCTAGCTCTGAGGAGTTTTTAAATTCTTACTATTCCTTCCCTGTGGGGTTTAGCTCTACGCAGCCCGACCCTGAATTTAGAGTTAATTCACCAGAATCAAATTTATTAAATTTAACTGATAAGCTTGCAACTGTTGCTTTATATTTAAAAGACACTTCTGGTAGTCAATATGGATTTTTAAGTTGGTATGACATTTATAGAAGAATGACTCTGAATGATATTGGAAAATTAATGTACACTAATTCTCAATATTTAATATCAAAGATAGAGCATGGCTTTGTTCAAGGAGTATTTGTTAACAATATTATAACTGATGCAAATACTACAATATATTACGGAATTCCTGAATCAGCAACCGTGCCTAATGACTCTATAATAATAACAGAAGCAGATAGAATAGACTTTAAAAATTCATTAAAATAATATGCCAGCAGCAGCAACCATAATAGACCCTAGCATCCCGCCAACTGAACATTGTCACGAGGCAACTACGCATCTACTGGGTATGCAAGGGCCTGGGGCGGCAGCCTTAGTTTTTATTGGGCCTGCTTCATCTGCCCCTGTTTTAGTTGGAGATGCTTACATCTCAGCCAATGTTAGCTGTGGCGATACAGACCATGAACCAATTGTAACCGGGGGCAGCACTAATGTTTTAGTTGGCCCTTCTTTAATAGGAATGTCTTTTAGTGGAGCAGCCCTTTCCTGTGGGGACAAGGTTGGAGCCAATGAAGCAAATAAGGTGTTTGTTAACTAATTTTAAAATTTTATTAAATTAGTTTAATTACTCTAGTAAATAGTAGTAGGTAATTAATTATCGGATAAGAGGTTTTTTTTAATTATGAAGAACAATGTTTTAAAAGAAGAGGTTGATCAGATCCTTAGCCAAGCTTTTTGGAATAAGGGTGGGATCAAGTTAAATGAGGACGCCGCCCCTAAGGCTGATGAGACGGTCGAGCAGCCCGCCACTAAGGATGCCCCAGTTGAGGTTGTAAACGAGGAGGCTCATGTTTGCCCCCTTTGCGAGTCACACCTTGAGGCCCCTATCAGCGATGATAAGCTCTCAGAGCACATTGATCTTATGATTGACATCATAGACGAGATGTCTCAGTTAACGGAGGGCAAGGACGAGGGCAAGGACGAGGGTGAGGATGAGGATGAGGATGAGGGCGAGGATGAGGGCGAGGATGAGGGCGAGGATGAGGGCGAGGACAAGGGTAAGGAAAAGGGTAAGGCCAAGGGCGAGGACACGAAGATGCCCGCCTTCCTTGCGAAGATGCACAAGAAGAGCAGCAATGCACAACCGTCAACGACTGGCCCTGAGATGAAGTGAGGCTAACTTAGGACAGTTGGTCTAACTGCATGAGCGATAAATTTTTACCAGATATTTCAGTAGGTAGTTTTGCCATGGATCTGTTAAAGGACATGGCAAAAAATCCATCACAAGCTTTAAAGCCCGCCCTTAAGGAATCAACATTACAAAATGTTGGTGCTCCTGACGTTAGCAAAATTGAAGTGTCTGATGATTATGTTTCATTAGTGTTGGAAGGAAAGAAGTCACAACCTAAAAAGACAGCATTGCAAATAAAAGAATCTTCAGAGTCTAAACTAACAAATTTAGTAGAAAGACTTTCAACTTTGATTGTGGAGGCTAAACAAATAATGGAAGAGATATCTTCTGGTGCCACGACTGCTGGAAATTTAGGAGTTAATATGCCTGGGGGAAGTAAAAAGCTTAAAAGCTGTATCGCAAGACTTCAAAGAAAGCATGGTGGAAAATGAAAGACTTTATATCCCTTTTAGAAGAGATTTCAATAACAGAGAGAAAGACTGAGAAGGGAAGAGGTTCTAAAGAGGGTAGGGAAGCTATCCAGCAAAGCAGTCAGAAGAAATCTCATACCACCCCAGGAAAGTCTAGAGTTAGAATTTATAACTCTATAACTGACGCTCTTCGTAATGGATACATGGGTCAGATCTTTTCAACAAAGAATGCCGACCGTCTCTACGTCATTACCAAACAGAAGTGGGGCAAGGATGATGAGCAAATGGTAGGTGGTAGAACCGCCAAGGGATTTAGCCCAGGGTCTATACCTTCATCCTTCAAAGATGTTAAAAAGTATGCTACACGAACAATGGTTCGTCATGCAGGATCATCTAAAGAAAAGAAAAATAAAGGTAAATAATCATGCATCAAATTCAAGACGTATTCATCATTCAAAATCTTAAAATCCTTAATGAGGGGAAGTCTGGACCACTTAAGGTGCGTGGTATATTTCAAAGAGCCGACGAGGCTAATAGTAATTTAAGAATTTATCCACAGAAAGTTCTTGAGAGTGCAGTAAAGTCATTGAATGAAGCTATAAAGGAGAGAAGGCTCGTAGGGGAACTAGACCACCCAACTTATGACATGGTTAAGTTATCAAACGCTTCTCACCTTATCACTAACCTTTGGATGGAGGGAAAAGAAGTAATAGGGGAAGCTGAAATCCTACCAACCCCAGCGGGTAAAGTTGTTCAGGGCTTGATTGAGGGTGGTGTAAAAATAGGAATCTCAAGCCGAGGGATGGGGACTTTAAGTGAGGGTAAATCTAATTTTAAAACGGTTAACGAGGACTTTAAACTTGTTACGTTTGATATTGTTGCCGACCCATCAACCAGGGGGGCATATCCTGCTCTAGCTGAGTCAAAGCAGCTTAAAAAGGATAAGCAAATTATTGAGTCTACAATTAAAGAAGTTGTAGGCCAGAGATATTTCTTAAAGCTTCTGGAGAAAAAGATTGATCGGAAGCTTGGTAGAGTTGAGGAAGTCAGAGGCGACGCTACCGTTAGAAGATATGGAGCCAAGCATCCAAAGGGTGAAGAGGGTGCTGAGGAACGAGCCGGTGAGACTAACTTTCCTCCAAAAAGAGGTTCAAAGCTAACCCCAGCCCAAAAGAATATTGTTAATGTTGCTCGCAAAAAATAATAAATTTTATTATTTTTAATTAAAGGAGATAAATAAGATATATGAGTAATTCAATAGATCAAATAGCTAGCCTCCTCCCAGAGGGTCTAACTGAGGATACGGTCGAGAAGATCGCCACCCTCGTTCACAAGAAGATCGAAGAGGAAGTTAACGCTAAAACGGAAGACCTGACCATCAAGGTTAAGGCTTATTTAAGAGGACAAATTGAGCGTCTTAAAGAGCAAGCTGTTAGAGAATTAGAGCTTGAGAACGAGACGTTCCGTAACGCCCAACTGTATGAGTCAGCCAAAGCGTTATTTGTTACAGAGCTTACTCCCGATGATGAGGTTACTGCTGTTAACCTAATGGCTCTAGAGCAGGACGATCTGTCAAAGAAGATTGATGTTCTTGCTGGCGAGCTAGATAAGTCATTAAAGGAGAACGTGCAGCTTAAGAATCTACTCAAGGTCCTCTCAGATAAAAATGAGAAGCTTGAAGAGAATGTTAAGAAAGTTAAAGTTAATTTAGCGGAATCAAGAGCCATCTCGTCGATGCGACTCTCTGATACCGCTGAAGTTGTTTCAAGAGAAAATTTCCAACGTCAAGGGAAGAAGTTAGAAGAACGCAGCGATGGCGTAAAGCCTGAGACGAATGGTAATAAGTTTTTGACCGAAGAGGTCATCAGATTGATGTCTAACTAATATTTTCAAGGAGAAAATTATGGACGTTTCAAAAATTGGAGGATCACCTGAGCTTACTCAGAAGTGGTCAAAGGCCCTTGACGGTATCAAAAATGAGTATACCGCACGGGTTACTGCTCAATTGCTTGAGAACCAAGCAAAGGCTGTTTTAGCCGAGAGCAACAGACTCAATGAAGAGTCTCTGAGCACTGGCTCCACCACTGTTGGTAACATTGGAGTCTTTCAGAAGTTTGCGTTCCCACTCGTTCGTAGAGTGTACCCAAATCTAGTATTTAATTACATTGGAGCTACTCAGCCGATGGATGCTCCTGTCAGCCAGATATTCTATCTTGGCAACAGCAGATGGGCTGGAGAGTATGGTCAAAATGTTTATAGCAAGTTTAATCTTACCTACCGTGGAACTCAGACTAGCCCAATAGATACAGTCTCAGGTCCTGGTGCAGCCGGAACTTGGGGATCTAACAGACTGGAGCAGTCAATGGTTTCTGGCGCGTTTGACCTTTCAAACGTGCTTGCCGCGACCCACGGATCGCCATCGTCAACTTACGGTGGTCAAATTGCTTCATGGCCTGCCTCAACCACAACGATGGGCTGGGTTGTTTCAGCCGGTGAACGTCTTGATGGAACAGGAATCCCAGAAGTTCAATTTCACATTGAGCAGCAGCCAGTTGTTGCGAATACTCGCAAGATGCGCGCTCTCTGGACGATTGAGGCTTCCCAAGATCTCAAGGCATACCACAACCTCGATCTAGAGCGTGAGCTTACTGAGCTACTTAGCAAAGAGCTTTCACTTGAGATCGACCGCGAGCTAATCGAAGATATTCGTATGATTGCTTACGGTTTAGGTGGTGACGCTGCCGGATCAATTGCGGGATGGAGATCTAGATCACTGGATCCGATGGCGAACTCAAACAACTTTACTCAACAGTACGGTCAGTTGAACGCTGGAACCCTGGGAACCACAACCCAGTCGGACCATGGAAACTTCACCTGGGGCAACACACTCCAGGCGACTAGCGTTGGAACAAAGGCCAGCAACGTCATTGTAGCTGACCTTGCTCAGTTCCTCGGTACTAGCTATGCTCCACAGCACGTTGGACACAGATTCGCCAACCTCCTAGCTGTCCTTAACTTTGCCAGCCAGGATATCTATAAGACCACTCAGCGTGGCCCAGGTACGGTTCTAATCACCTCGCCACTTATGGCTTCACTCCTAGAGTCAGCCGCGAAACTTGAGGGCGGCATCTCAGAGAAAGATGGACCGAGCAACATGGGAACTAAGATTGAGTATAAGGGCAAGTTTGCCGGTAAATACGAGTTGATCGTTGATCCTCTCTTCCCAGAGGACGAGATCATAATCGGATATAACGGTGGAAGCCCAATGGACAGCGGATTCGTTTACTGCCCATACATCCCACTCATGCCACTCCCAATGGTAACTGATCCTGGCACATTCCAGCCAAGAAAGGGTATCATGACGAGATATGCTAAGGCTGCTGTTCAGCCCGCTAGCAGATTCTACCGAGTAATCAGGCTTATCGGAGCTACCTCTGGATACCTCACTGGTAACAGCTTCTTCGCTAACACTGGTGTAAACGTCGGAACCAAGTGATCTTAGGTCCTTGGTGACTTAAAAAGCGGGCCTAAAAAGCCCGCTTTTTTCTTTTATAGAGTACCTAAATATAAGTATATGGTATCTACTCCAACAATAACAAGCTATGGGTCTAGCTACGGTCGTTATGGTGGGCAGAGACTCACAGACTATACTTTATCTAATGATATAAATCAAGATAAATTAAATAAAAATTTAGAGGCTGATGGAGTTCAATTTAATTTATTTGAGCAGTCAGTTAATGATTATGTCCTGGCGCAGCTTGGACACCCGATTGTTGCCGTTGAATTAACTCCATTTCAAGTTAAGACTTGTATTGATGAGGCTGTATCTAAACTGGATTATTACTCACCACAATGGGCTTGCCAGTATGCTGTTTTTGATGCTAGCTCAGGAGAAAATGTATATGAATTGCCTCAGTTCCTAGCTAATAATATAAACGATGTTATATACAAAAAAGATATTTTTGGACTAAACTACACACCAGGATCATTAGCATTTGATTTAACTCTTTCGTTTTTTAATTCAAATAGATTCTTTCAAGGAGGGGGAATTGGAGACTTCTTCTTAACACAACAATATCTTGAGATGACAAGAAGAGTACTATCTAATGAAGGTAGCTGGAGCATTCTAAATGGAAAATACTTACAGTTATACCCAGTACCGAGGCAAACACCAGACCCGGTAATTATAGAGTATAGAGCTTTGGATTCTAATACAATTCACCATGCCTATCGCAATTGGATTCAGCGTTACGCTACGGCTGCTGGTAAGGGAATATTAGGGCGGATCAGGGGCAAGTACAAAATACTTCCTGGCCCAGGTGGAGGAGCACAACTTGATGGTGGCGTACTTGTTCAAGAGTCTGCTGAAGAAAAAAAGCAACTTATGGAAGAGTTGATTAGTGAGATTCAAGAAGGTCCAATGTTTATCGTAGGGTAGTATGAGTAACTTTGGAAAATATAAATCAAATGTAAGTCTTCCGAACTCTGACGAGTATGAAAGCCCTTTCAAACTATTCAACAAATTAAACGATCAAAACTTGTTTAATCTTGTTGACGAGGAGCAAATAAAGCTTGCCGGATCCCCTCTTCTTGTTTTTAAATACTATCAAACAAAAGAGATAGATGATGTGTATGGAGAAGAACGAAACAAATCGTTTTCTGTAGCTCCGACAAGAGTGTACGGTCATTATGATCCAAAGCCTATTGAAGAGAATTTAACTCAATTTGGAATAGAATTAACAAATGATCAGGTATTCACATTTAACAAAACTTATGCTGAGAGAAGATTAGGTAGGACGCTTATCGCAGGAGATATAATAAAGCCTGAGTTTCAAAACTTAAAGTACGAAGTATATGAAGTTCAAGAAGATAGCTTTGAAACTTATGGGGTATATCATTTAATTTGTAGTGCAAAACTTCTTAGGGATTCTGATGATGTTCATTTACAGCAACCGCCAAAATCTGATCTAATCTATCACAAAAATCATTAAAGGTAAGAGAAAATGACTAATATCCCACTTAACAATCAAGTATTGAAAGAGATTGTGGAAAAAACAAACGCATCGAGGGGGATGTTTTCACAAAAAGTTTTTAAAGATATTCTTAGATTTTTAATATCAACATTTAGTGGAATACATTATGTAGATAAAAATAATAATTCTATTAATGTTAAATGTTTTCACGCTAACCAAGAGAGGGCTGTGGCTAGATCTACTGTTGGTGATAATATTACTATTCCAGCAATAACAATCAGCGAAGATTCATCATCAGATAACATTTCTAGAAGACGTTACGGAACAATGCTAGTTCATGAAAAGTGTTGGCACAAGCGTCAGCAAAAAGCTATTAGAACTTTAAGTTTAGCCCCTATGCCAGTTGATATAACATACACAATTAACATATGGACTAAGTATAAAGAAGATATGGATCAAATAAGAGAACACATATTTTTATTATTTAATCCAGATCTTGAAGTTGATATTAAATCTAATAACGTAACTAAGTCTTTTATTGTATCTGAGTCAGAGATAGAACAGGGGGAAGCCCCTGATCGGGAGGATAGAATTCTTAAAAAGTCTATTCAAATATCAGTAGAGACATATATTCCAAGTCCAAAGTTTCTTTACACCTCAACTGGAAGAATAGAAAATCTTAATTATCAGATATCTGAATTAAAAGACTCTGTTCCAACTCACGATATGTCATGTTTTTGCGAAAAGTGCGTACTCCCATTAGTATCAGCTACAGAAGAAAATACCGAAACTTCTTTAGATTTAGATAAAATTAATGTTATTATTGACGGAAGTTTAGGATCTTAATACAATTAAATTAAAAATTTAATTTAAAATGATTGTCAGGAAGGGTAAATACTATTAGAGTTTTTCACAATGACTAAAAAACAACCTACGCCTCCCTCTACCCCCGGTCAGCCAACAAAATCTACCCCCGGTCAGCCAACAAAAATAATTAAAAATTACTCTGTCCAAGGTCTTTTTATTATACTGGAGAATCTTGGTGGGGTGGATCACGTTTGGCTTGAGCCAAAACAGGCTATTAGAGTATTAGAATCTCAAATAAGCCAACAAGTTAAAAATCTTCATAGAAGAAGAATACTTAGTATTTCTAATTAAAGGGTATCTTAAATGGGTGCTATTCCTTCTAGTCCTGCTGTAATTTTTTTAGAGAAAGATAATTCGTCTTATCCACCAAATATTGAGTCATCAATAGTTGGTATTGTTGGATTTGCTACAAAGGGTGAACCAAATACTCCAACTCTTATAACTAGCCAAGAAAATCTTGTTAATACTTTTGGAGAACCAAACGAGTATTTACAGGGTCAAGGTCTTGAGGGGGCATTAGAAATTCTAGAAACTACAAATCAAATACGATTCGTTAGGGCGATAAGCGATGATGCTCAAGACGCATCTTCATTAATTCCCTTCGGAGTTTGCCCATCTGTTAAATTTACTACAAGCTCATTCGGTCTTACAAACAGCCTTTATTTAAAAGTTTCAGTAAGAGATTCCGAAGGACTTTTAGTTATGGATGAACAAGCTTTTAACATACCTGCTCTTCAGTCTAATATAAATGCTGGTATCGAGCAAGCTTCGGCCATAGCTTCAATAGTCGGAACTGGTAATGCCAAAACAGATCATGTCAGCGTTGATTTTGATACTAACAGTAATACTTTTGGATATATTATTGGGGCTTATCCTGGAAAACTAGCTTCGTTGACTGTTTCGGCTTTCTCGTCTACACCATATACAACTGCAAATCTTTACCCTTCAGCTATTCATGTAGTTTCAGCGGAGGGAACTGAAGCTGTTAGTGCTACAGGAGCAGCCTCAGTTTATGGTGGAGATATTGAAACTTCAACATTTTCTTATTTAGTGAGATCACAGTACCCAGGAACTGGTTACAATCTTTCAACAGTTGGGCTTACTGGTAGGACAGTTGGACTTAGCATGGAAGTGGAGAGCAACGGATCTTATAATTCACTACTAGGTACAAACTATGAGGGGGCTATCGCTGAGACGTTCAATGTTTCACTTTTAGATCATTCAACATTTATTGAAGATGTTATAAATATTGGAATTGAAAACACCACCTCAGATTTTATTAAAGGTGAATTAATGCTTTCTGGATCTATCGCATCGTCCCCTAACAAGCTTCCAGATTTCGTTTCTCGTATAACACAGATGGTCGGAGGTGGTGTAACTGTAATTTTAAATAACGGCGGAAAAGTAGTTGGATCGAACTCAAGATTCGTTAAATTAAAGGATGGAACTTATAGTCTGTCGGGGGGCACTAACGGCACAATGAATTCCCAAGCAATTATTGGTACTGCTGCCGAGAAGACTGGACTGTACGCTCTCGATGATGATCTCCTTAATATATCAATTGGTATTATTCCAGGATTTTTTGAAGATGAAATTCAGAATAATCTCATCACCCTTGCTGAAACTTCTCAGAACTTTGTTGCTGTTGTAGCACCCCCTGTGGGACTTGATACAGTTCAAGAAGCTACAGAATGGATGAACGGAAGATCCACATCAAGAACCGCTGCTATTAACAACTCTTGGGCTGCGGTTTTCTGGCCGCACGTTCAAGTGTTTGACGTTTTTACAGGGAAAGACAGATGGTATGATCCATCTATTTTTGCTGTAAGACAAATGGCTTTTACGGATAACGTAGCCGAGTCTTGGTTTGCTCCTGCTGGTTTCCGTAGAGGAAGACTTACAAAGCCAACTGACACTGAACTTCCACTTAACCAAGGTGATCGTGATGCCTTGTACGTTAACAATATCAACCCAATAGTTAACTTTGTACCTGAAGGTATAACAATTTTCGGACAAAAGACTGCTCAGAGAGCCGCTACGGCTTTAGACAGAATAAATGTAAGAAGATTAATGATTTTTTTACGAAAGGTTTTACTTGCAACTGGTCGCCAAGATTTGTTTGAGCCTAATGATGCATTCACCTGGGACATTGTTAAAACTAAGGCGCAAGCTGTTCTCAGTGATATACAAGCTAGAAGAGGCATCACAGATTTTAAAGTAATTTGTGATTCATCAGTTAATACACCTTTAAGGATTGATAGAAACGAGCTATGGTGCAAGATTCTACTTAAACCAACTAAGACTGCTGAATGGATAATTTTCGAGGTCAACTTAACAAGTCAATCGGCTTCATTTTAATAGGTAATTAAAAAAATGGTTCAAAGTTATTATGCTAATAGTTATCGTCCGTTTAATAGAGGGGAAAATCTCCCCACGATTTCAACTGCTCTTGATTCAGTAAGATCATATCAGTTTGAGATACAGTTCTTCGGACTTCCTCCAAACATAAGCGTTCAGCAAACGACTGATCTTACCTTAGGAGCCAAGCAAGTTGGTGCTGTTGGGTACGGAGTTGAAGACATCATGGTTGCAAGAGTAAACGATAGAGTTTACTACCCAGGTACTCCAAATTTTGATTCCGTCACAGTGACCTTTGATAATCTATATTTAAGACGCACTTGTGCTGCCCTGTGGACATGGTTTAAAACAATATACAATCCTCTTACAGGCAACATGACAGAGCTTGCTGCTCCTGGCGGGACTGGAAACAATACATTCAAAGCTATAAAAATGAGAGTTGTAGAACTTGATAACACCAGGACGCCTCATGCAGCGGTAGAGTTTTATGGAGTATATCCAAAGTCTGTAAGGTTCTCAGAAAAGAATTATAACACAAACGATTTTGCCACCATTGAAGTAGAGTTCCGTTATGACTTCCTCGACTATTTCAATTACGCTTAATTTTAATAGTTAGTTTAATTTAAACATAGCCTACCAATAAGGTAGGCTATTTTTCTATAATAATGGCATGAAGTATTTTATTGAATTACTTGAAAGCTATTCACGACTTAAGAAAAGAACTCTTAGGCTACTAGAGAAAAATCTCTATGAAGCCATAGATAATCAAGCTCAATCTCTAGGAGATGCAGCTATAGCTCAGGCTCAACAAACAATGCCTGATCCAAACAATCCTCAAGTACAACTTCCTAAATATACTCAAAACAATCCTTTTACTCCTCCATCAGCTAAGAAGCCAATAAAAATGTGGCAAACTCAAGAGGGGATTGTTTATTGGGATAATCAAAGTGCTCCAAATGGTTCAAGAGGATTTCAAGTAAATTCAGATCCAGATAGATTTTATTCTAACTTTGGAGATGCATCCGTAGCTCAAGAAGAGGGGGGAGAGGATGTCGCTTCGGGAGGAGAAGGTGGGCAGATATTATCTTCAGCCGCTAAATATGGATCTTGGCCTGGAATGTCTATAATCTCAAAGATATTTAAAATTCAAGGAAAAGTCCCAGGATTGCTTAGGAGTATAGTTAAAAAGGAGAGAAACAATGCAACTAGCCTAGAGATTTTAGATTTTGCAAAAGGTCTACATGATCAATTACGAGCCGGTGATCATAATGGATCGTGGGCAAAAGCGTTATGGAATTCTGTAACCATAATTAGAGATGAGGATGGAACTACTAGGGAGTACGATCTTTCAACAGGAGAGGAAATGAAAGATTTAAAACTAGAAGTTCAGGATAGGTTAGAGAGAGCGATAGATCTAGCTATCAAAGAAAATCCAACACCTGAAGAATGCCAAGAATTAAAAAGAACAGTTGTAAGACTCTCAGGTGGTCGTATAGCAATAAAGCAACCACTAAATGGTTACAGTGGTCGTGGTGTTGTGTTCAATGACCGATCCAAAAGACTTAGTATTTTATTTAATGGTGGATCAAAAGTAAATGGATGCGGTGAGCTAGATAAAGTCAGCACTGGTGATTTAAATGTAAACGATGGAGAATCAAATAGAATCCGAGGCGACTTTATGGAATCAGTTGAAGAATTTACACACATCATTAGAGGTTGTGATGTATACGAGCGTGGGACACAAGAATACCGAGATTGCTTTAGAAGGGCTGGTAATATTATAGAAAAATGGAGAAACGAGAGGGATAAATTAAATAGGGTATTTGAAAGCGTAGCTAGACTTGAATCAGAATTTAAAAATAGTGAGGGTTCTATGCCCATAGACGTTGCGAAAGAGATAGAAACTATAAATGCTATGAAAGAAATATTTGGCGAGAATGCTCCAGAAATGTTAGTTCGTAAACTTACAATGTTTGCTGGTCAGGAGCACACAATACGAAGACCTGAATACTTGCTTAGAGTAGGTGCGGAAGTAGGAGAAGGAAAAAGAGCCGACACTTTAGAGATTTATACTACAAAGAAGGCAGCTTTCGAAGCACTAAGAAGACAAGGCTTTGAGGATGATAGAATCAGAGACTTAATAGTTGAGAAAAATATTAGGGAAGCCTGCGCCGCCGCTACAGATCGGTTATCTTGCCCAGAAGATTTAAATAGAAACTATTTTACAGTTGGAATAAGTTTAAAAAATTATTTAAATTTAAAAAAGGGTGTTCACCTTGGAGGTAGAACAAAGCAACAAATAGATTCAGTGCTTCAAGGCAAAGATTGTAAGAGTGGAACTTGCACACCTGAAGAAAGACGTAATGCTAAAAATTTAAGAAAGGCTATGGCTACTACACTTGGTCAACTGTGGATGGCTGATACTAACAGTCCTCAATATAAAGAAATGATGCAGCTATCTGAAGAGATAGAAAGAATGGAATCTGCTGTTGATAGTCTAGGTGAGATTGAGACTAAAACAAATAATGGAAAAAAAATATCTAAGAATTCTTTGTCTCAGATGGCTACAACCTACATAGAAGATTTTGCAAGTAAAAATGATTTTAATCAACAAATTAAACATGAGTTAGTTGTAAGATTAAGAGAATATATTAGAGAAGGTAAAAATCCAGAAGAAGTTAAAGCTATGCTTGCTCACGAATTAAAAATGAAAATGTTAACAAGGAAAATGAGCCAAGATGGAACTAAAGGACTAATAGCAAGATCCTATATTGCTGGAAATGCTTTTCTTTCTGGTGGATCCTCTGACAACACAGTTGCTTCTGTTAGGGCATTAGAAAGCTCAGAATCTTTTATCTTTGAGCAAAATCAAGCTTATTCTCTTTATAAAGAATGGATAAATAACCCAACAGATAAAAATAAGGATGGCGGACCCAGATGGGTATTCACTACTGGACGTACCGTGTCTTTAAGAGACACAACAACTGGAGCTAGAATTTCTGCTTCTGCTGAATTTTCATCAACGGGATCAGTAACCATTTATGCTACAACAAACCATCCAAACATTAAGACTCTCTCAAAGATAGCAAAGGACCAACCTAAACCAGAGATACAACAAGCTCAGTTAAATCCATAAATGTTTTGCGTTATACTTGCGAGTCTCATCAAGTAGATCTTCCAGCTTGCATATAATATAATCCCCATTCTTAATATGCAAATAAATGTGATCTCTATTTTCAGCGTATGTCGCTAAAGCTAGGGATTTCTTTTCATT